TTATTTGCCAGTTGTTTCTCTAACCTCTTTAATGATTCCTCGGCTTTCTGTAGCAAGCTGTCGGCTTTCTTTAAGGAGGCGTTCAACCTCTCTGTTTCGCTCCTCGACTGACTCAAGTCGCTGGATAATTTCTCGGCTATGTTTTTCAATCTCAAGGCTTCTAACCTCGATTTCTCGGCTTCTAGCTTCACTATCTTTAAGTCTGTTTTCGATTCGTTGTACATCACCGATAGCCTGTCGATATTCGTTTCTAGCGTCTGTAAGTTCATGTCTAGTGCCGTCAATTGACTCTCTGTTATCTGATACACTGTAGAAGAGTAAACCGACTGCGACAAACAAGGCAAGAAAGCTAATAGTGAAAACGATAAAAGAAATCTTATGTGTTGTAATCTGTTCTTTGATGTATCTAATATGTTCATTCATATAATCCTCTGCTGTTCGCCTTTTAAATCGTACTTCCCCACGATAAGGCATATTCTTTTGCTTTATTACGTATCCATTCTCCACCACTAAACGGAGAATCTCCAGCTCTAACTACTAGTAAATCCCAACGTTCACAATTATGATAGTATCCGTATGGTTCATGTGCAAACCACCCATCCATGTTTTCTGCTGCCTCTGCATGTGTCAACACGTGGTAAATGTCGCAAAGTAATCCAATGTCTACACACAATACGGCTATCACTTCTGCGACTTTATCTAATTGTGTTTCCGTTGGCGGTTCATCTCCTAGATTGTTTATGCTTGTTGCACCGTATGCACACATCAAAGAGATTCCAACTGCACCTGTATTTCTTCGCCATGTATGTGGCTTGTAATCTGTTAGACTGTCCATATCAGTGTACATCTTGCCGTCTTTATCAATGTTGATATGATAGTCATCAAAAGCCTGTCCATAGTGACCTGCTGTCCAATGAATATAAATCTTGCTGATTTGTCCTCTAGCGTTAATTGCTAGTGTTTGTAATTCTTGTAAAGTTATCTCTCTCAATATATCACCGTCCTATAAACTGTTCGCTAGATTTAGTATCTACTCTGTTTTTTAATTCATCTGATTCTCCATCATGGTCTTTATCTATTAAGGCTACACCATAGGCAAGTATTCCTGTGACTGTCTGTGTAGAAAATATCACGGATACAAATTGCCTTAGTTCGCTTAACAGTGAGATTAGAAACGTGACGTTAATTCCCACATGCATTGCATATACGGTGTATAGCCATGCTGATAGATAAATTCCAATAGGTAGAAAGCTGATAAGTATAACTATCTTAACGAATACAAGCGACTGTATAGAAACGTGTGCTTCTTTCAGTCGCTTGTAATAATCTTTGAGTTGATTCACTATTGTATTTATACTGACCGCTCTCCTTTCTGTCGATTGGTATCGTTATGTTATTTATTAACGGTTTGAATCTGTAGTATTCCATCGTTGTTGTTGAACTCTTTTGTTGGCTGGTCATCTTCTGTTATCCACGAGCAGGTACCTAATCGCAATAATCTAGTAGGGAACTTTCCTCTTGCCTCACTACCCATCCCATCAAAATGAATACGTATCAAGCGTTGATTCGCCTTGTCACCGAACATGACAGTTGCTACTGGTATACCATTGTCGTTTACTATCATTCCATATGTTGACTTAACAGGAGCGAATCCCTCTGGGATAATGAAGTTGCTTTGAAAACCACCACTGTTATTTGGCTTTTGTATTTGTAGCCATGTTCCGCCTTTACCATCAACAGTAGATTCACGTTTTGGCAACTTATTAAAATTGGAGTCTGTAGGTGGAGTAATTGAGATAGTAGCATAACTATCTCCGTCTGCCCCAGCAACCACTAAATTGCCAATGCGTGTCAACTGGATGTAGCTGTTACCATTCAGCCATGATGCCCCTTTTGGTGTTCGATATACATACTTCTTTTCCGTTGTTTGTCCTTGCGTTCCATTCTGCTTTGTTTCAAGAGTTAAGACCCTAGATTTTAGGGTCTTAATATCATTTCCGATTGCTTTGGCTAGTTCAATTATTCTTTGAATCAAAGTCATAACAACCTCCTAACCGTTTACTGCTGTTGTGTATGCTGCCACTAAATCTGTATCTGTTAATCCCAAAGAGTTAAGTACGTTTGTTTGTTGCGCTTCTGTTAGAGACTGCTGTTCATCAAAACGTAATCGATTATTAATAGATGTAGTCATTGCACTTGCACCAGTTTTATCTTGCTCGATATAATCTGCAATTTCTTTTAGCGTATTGAATGTCTCTGGCGCACCGTCAACCACTTTATTAATTTCTGCTGTAATAGTCGGAGTGACTAGTGTCGCAAGTTCACCTTTGAGTGTATTGATAGATTCTTCCACCTTAGCATTTACTTTGGATTGTATTTGAGATTCATCTACTCCGCCTGTACTTGCTGGTTTATTTTCAAGTGTTAACACACGTCCTTTTAAAGATTTAATATCTGCTCCGATTGCTTTTACTACTTCTGTAATTCTCTCTACTAGTGTCATAATTAGTTACCTCTCTCCAATTTATAAAGTACTAAAAAATCTGTAAACTCTCTGTTTGATGTATCAGCAACGTTATCTAAATCGTTATACTCCTCACGGTTAGATACTGCTCCGATAACATCTATCTCCCCATATGCAATGCAGTCACATCCACTAAATACATCATAGTGAAATGACTTTTGATACATATTAGTGACTAGCTTGTTAGAATCTTCTGCGGTCAGTATCATATCGACCACTTGCACATCTATTGAATTGACTATATCTACTTCGACTACTTCATTCGGATTATCCTCACTTAGCTTTCTATCTTTGTATGAATTTAAAACGATAGATTCTACTTCCTTGCGTGGTGCTAATGTCATTTTCGCAAGCACCTTATCACTGCGTTCATTCCGTCTAAGATATGCTTTTAGATTGTCGCCTAAAGTATATTCTACTGGTACGCGTATCTTCATGACTGAATCTTCACCTTTATAAATCCTAAAGTCATGTCTGATAGGTGTCATATCATCTTTGATTTTTACTATACGATTCATTCTAAAGACCCCCTGTTGTTCCCAACATTCTATCTGCCCCCTTGTTTCTGAGATACTCGATGTGAGTTTCAAGTGTTGCAATCTTTAGTTCTTGCACTGTTTGATGTTCCCTAATCTTTGTGAGTTCATTTGAGATGTTTTCGATTAGTTTGTTAGTATTCTCGTTCGCCTTTGTCGCTTGACTAATCTCCTTAGATAAAGGGGAAATGATTGCAACTTTAAAAGCTGTAATAATCATGCCGCCTACTGCTGCAACTACTGTTACTACGAGCGATACCATTGTTAGTAATTCCACTGTATCCCCCTTTAACGCATAACAAAAAGAGTGATAATCTACTGATTACCACTCCTAGCTATTATTTCTTTGTTTTTCATTTTGACGTACTCATCGAACAGTTCATTGACTACGGTAGAGGGTGATTTGCCCTGTTGCTTCATCTGTTCGATATATTCGTCAAGTTTTGTTGACGTATGGATTGTTCGCTTCATGTTACCTCTCTTTCTGATTATTTCTAAAGATTGGTATGTATTATAAAACCACTACGATATTTCCAATATTTAAGATTCATGCTGATTCTCCTTTCTGTCTTTCCACTTTGGATGACATCTCAAGATTTAATTTCTAAGGTTTGTTCCTTATGGTTACATATTAGCATGTTATTTCTTTAAAGTCAACACTTTTGTTTAAAATTTTTCTAAAAAGTTTTTATACACCCTAAAAACTATATACTTGCTTTAGTCATCCTCTTTATGACGCTCTTCCATCTTTTTAGCTATCCATGTTGCTACAGCTTCGATATAAGCCTTTGGAATTACTTTTTGACTCTCTTTACGGTCTGCCTTTGTGAGTGCATAAGCACCTGTAGATACTAAGTATCCATAGATTGGAATCATAAACTCTTGTACTTTCATCTTGTAAACTCCTTTTACATAATCATAAACTGCGTGAATTTTACTCATATTAACCCTCGCTTTCTTTTGTTTCTTTACCTGTAGATTCATCCGCTGTATCTTCTTCGGACTCCTCTTTAGGCGCTATTTCTGCCAATATACCATACAGACCAGCTACACTTTTCGCAAGTTCCTCTACCGTAGGTGTAATTACTTCTGCGGGTTCATCTTGCTTATCTGTAGATTCTTCTGTATGAGTATTTGGCGGCTCTTCTTTTGGCTCTTGCTTGACGATTGCACCATCCACTAGCCGTATTTCCCATGGGTTATATACTTCTGTGCTTTCCACGTGAGTGTATCCCTCGATTGGTTCGATTGGTGATTGAGAGGTGATAACGCAAGAGCCTGTGCTATCGAATATATAATGCATAGTTTATTCTCCTTGTTATTTCTTAAATGCAAGGCATAAGACTTCTATGTATCCATAGTAAAGGTTATAGTAAGTATAGCTACCATTTTTATTGTGTCCATTTTCCTCTGTCGTCTTTTTGGCAATTACATTATAATTTTTATCTATTCCAAACCTTAAATCTTCGATTACATCGGATTTTTGTTTATCAACCCCTTTAGTCATCCCACTCCCGATGCCGACAAATCTCATGTCATCAATTGCTTTGAAATTTCGATAGAATTTATCTTTTAAATCTCTCTGTGTTGACGAAAGTGATTGACCCCAACTTCTATAACTAAGCAATTGTTTAAGATTCAGCAATCTTAATGGAATATATATACAATCCTCTCTATTATATCCATCTGGAGCTGGAATCAACGCTTCATCTGCAACAACATATAATTCTTGTTTTATTGCCGTAATCTCAAATCCCGATTTCCTAAACGATTGAGCATCTATCGTTGCCCCTTTGATTACACCCTCGCTTGATACACTAAATGTGCCACTGGCGTTTTGTATCGTTGTACCTGTAATAGTACTGCCGTTGATTTTTGCCCCCGATATATCACCAGTCGCCGATACACTAAACGTACCGTTTTCATTCTTTAGAGTAGTTCCTATGATTGTTCCACCTTTTAGTTCCCCAACATTCGCACTAATAGCGCTAAGGGTATCTACTTTGATTTTATCTGCCGTTACCGCCTTGGCTTGCAACATTTTGCTTGTTATGATGTTATCATCAAATAATGCTTGACCTGTTACGTGTAGTAGCTTGCCGTCAATCCGTGTACCACTTGATGATAAATTAATACGACTAACAAGAGTATCTCCACTGAGAGAATTAATCCCGTTTTGCACCTTTAAGTCTATGTTATTGGTTAGCTGTGTGATTTGTGAACTAATGTTTTGATTCGCATTGGCTACTTTTGAATCGATACTACCCTCTAATTGTGTAATTCTAGTGCTTAGACCGCTGTTAGCATTTGCGACTTTACTGTCAATAGCATTTGATAATTGTGTTACTTGTGAGTTAGTGTAACTTTTACTATCTGCAATTGCTCTTGTAATAGCATTGTCCGTTTGGGTTAGATGTGATTCCAGTCCTTTTAGTTTGTTCGTTACCGATGTATTGACGGTATCACTCAATTGACTGATTTGAGTAGATACTCCACTTTTAACATCTTCTACTTTTTGATTAATTAACCCCTCTAGCTGAACAACCTTGCTTGAGATTTCACCCGTTTTGCTAGTGATAGCTGTCGCTATCTTATTATCTATTTTAGATAAATCTGCAATTGCTTGATTTACTCTCTTATGCGTTTGTGTAGCCCATGTAGCTGTAGTATTATAGTTCGCCTGTAAAGCACCCAACTTGCTATCGAATGAAGTAAATCTGCCGTCAATTCCGTCAATTTTACTTCTAATACTTTCAATCTCTTTGATTTTTGTTTCAACACTTTTAATTGCATTCGCCTGTTCAGTTAGATATGCTTGCGGTATATTCGCTTGAACAGTAATCCTAGTGTTACCACTCTCTGTACATTCTCCGAAGTAGTCTACCCAACAAAATGTCATATCGTAGATTCCAGCACTACCCATAAAGTTATACTGATTAGTCTGTGAAATATACAATGCGTCACCCACTTTGATGTGCAATTCTTTAGCTTTAGCTGGCTTAACATTAAACTGCAAGGATACACCGCCTAATATATCTTTTTGACTTTCAAGCCGTGGTGCTTCTAACTTAGGAAAATCATATGAATGAATGTATCCACTAGAATATGTTCCTAAGAGATTTCTCACGTATACATATATCTTACCTGTTCTATCTTTGAGTGATATTTCAGTTTTGTTAGATACTGTACGTGTAATCAAGCCATCACCATCGTTGCTGACTTTATCATCTGTACGTAGTTCATAGTACATAACTTGCGTTGCGTCATTAGGCGAATCCCAACTTGCTGTTATTTTGTCTGTAGCTTCTAATCTAAAGTTAGTCACATTGCTAGGCTGTGCCGTATTGTTGGTAATCAGAATGTCGCTCATCTTTGTGACTGCTTCTTCATGTACAATGCCTTTAGAGTCCACCGTTTCGATTTTTATATCATACGATTTACCATACATTACATTATAGATAGTGCCTACAGTTTCAAAGTCTCCAGCTAGTACCCATTCAGTATTAACATCTTTAGCTTTATACGATAGTCTACCTTTAGCATAATTGCCGTCTGGTATTTGCCATGAGATTATCAAATCATAACGTCCTACTCCAACTGTAGATTGCACGAACCGTACATCTGCTTGAGCATATGGTACTCTCTCAACGTCTGTCGGAGTTAATTTAACAGGCTTATTGTATGCTAATACATCTAATGGTTTCAATGTTGCGCCGTGTTTGTCATCATAGATTGACGGATTGTATTGTCGTGCTGTGATTTCATATGTGCCGTGCTCCTCACGAATCTCAATGATTCTACATTGGAATCTATCAAAGATGTTTTGTTCTACGCCATTTTCATCAATGAATGTTTTAGTAATTGTGATAATGTCACCCGGCTCTAAATGCATTGCCATAGCACCTGTTTTAAAAGTCACCGTGATAGGACAAAGACGAATAATATCTCTGTAGATTTTCCCTAGTCTAAGTGCTTGAGATTGTCTTGCGACTCCCGCTAGCTGTATCTCTTGTTCTACCGCTCGACCTCTACCAATTGGTGGTGGCAACTGATTGACTGAATCCTCAACGATAACACGTACTGCGTTATAATCTAGCGCTGGCTCTACATAGGTTATCAGTAGTTTATTAGGCGACTGGTCTATACCAGCACCTTTATACGCAAGACTTTTCTCAACGATATTATCTTTGTCGAAGTGATACACTGGAGTTTGATTACGTTCCACACGCAAGCATATCTTATCGTTTGAAAACACAATGAATCCAGCAAAACAACGCAATATATCTTTGATGTTGTCTAAGTGAGAACGTCTTTCCTGTAATACTAAGTCAATCTCATACCGTGGCTCTTTTACCACATGTCCAAATTGATTTTCATAATATACTAGTTCATCACAATAGCTAGCAACATCAATGAAAGAGTCCATGTCTAACATTTCTTTAGTGATATACTGCCCTGCACCATATACTGGATTTGTCATATAGTCCATAAGTACTAAAGCTGGATTCTTAGAAAATCTAGTACCTTTAATACGTGGGTCATATAACGTTCGACCGTCAACAAGCATTGTTACAGTAGGATTGCCACTACCTACTTCTTCTGTCCATTTAATACTACCATCTACATAAGCCATTGACGGATAACCACCGACTGCCATGTAGTTGTTTGGTGCTGATTGATTCTCATCCCCTAGATGTACTGTAAAGTGCGAATCTCTAGCAATCATGTCGCTAGATAAAGAACAGTAGACCGTTCGGTTGTATGCACTAGTTTCACCCATTGTTTGCAACTTTTCGGGTGCGTCTTGGCAATTTACTGGGTTTACTAATTCCCAACCATGTTCCTTGATTGTATTCTCTACGCTGTCGCCAATAATGTATTGATATACACCAGCAAATGATGTAAACATTTCATTTGCTTTATCCTCTCGCATATCTGACGGATGTTGCAACAACACTGCGTCATACTCGCCGTTCGCATACAATACAAGAACTTTATCGTTTCCTGTTCGCATATCTTTATATTTGTTGATGGATTCAAGGTACTTTCTACGTTTTTCTCGATAGGCTCTACTGTTGGATTCCCATGCAGATAAGTCTTTGTTGTATCGTTCGATTGCTTGCTCTTTAGATTCTCCCTCAATGTATTTGTGACCTACTCCTTCTTTTCCTCGTGCGTAGTCACTTAACTTTGGTTTGTTTTTATCTGCAGATTCTTCATCTTTTTTTAGTGCTTTCCCTACACTAGAACGCATAGCTTTACCAGCGTCAACTACTTGCACAGTTGCGTCCTCATATAGAGTATTCTTTAGTCCAAATACCTGTGGAGTATTTGTCTTTCCATAATTCTCTATTGTATAAGGGCAAAGATAACTGTTGACGGCTACACCCCTTACGCCTTGAATTTCACCCTCACATACTAGTACATGCTTATACAATACACGTCCATTATAATTCGTTCTGTGATAGGTCTGCATTCCTCCAGCCTTTTGCGTTCCATAGATAATAGGTAACATTGCTGTTCCGTCTACCCTGTTCATCTTGGCGTCAAAAGCACCTTGCGTTGTTGTTCCGAAGTCTTTAGGCTTATCGAATACTGAACCAATAGTAGACCCCAAAGATAAGCCATATAGTGCTGCCTTGAATGCACCATTTGCTACTTTCGCAAGTCCAAAAATCTGTGGAGCGAATGCACCTGCAATGGCAAGACCTAGGGATATAAACTTGCCAACCTTGCTTTTGCCACCTCTACGTTTACCCAATTAGTTCACTCCTTTATGTTTTAATTTCGTATTCATATGGTACGGATGGGAATCCGCTATATCTTCTGCGGTTATCATATCGACTACAGTCTGATTGTGTTTTATCACAACCTTGTATCATCTCAAATTTTGCGTGCTCAATATTTTGTAAAAATGGATATTCAACCTCTATCCACCCATTAGATTTTACGTTTGTAATATATCTACCTTCGCCATTAATTACTAGAATACCATGCAACCAATCTTTATATGCTGTTGCACTATCTTGTAGTGAACTTAGTCGAATAGATGTATTTTCTACTATTTCAACAATACTACCTGTGAGCGTCTTAGGCTTAATTCCACAAATAGAATCTCCAAACGTTGCATTGCATGGCAAGTGCATTTTCCGACCACCTGTAGCAAGAGGCATATCATTTGTTACTTGCACTTTGAATACACCGTCTGATGTTAGCTCTGGAGTATCTACAATGCCATAGAATAACAAACGGATATTATTTACATCTGTTAGTGCATCGGGGTATAAAATCTGATAGATGTAAACTTTAGACCCAATAAAGTTGATTCCACTGAATAATAACTGCGTGAAATAATCAGTAGTATTCGATACGGATAACTCGCATGTATCTGCCGTCAAGTCAACATTCTTTGAGATTTCACCACGTTGGACTGGTACGGCTAGATAAGTCTGACCGTTATATTCTATGTTTTCGTCACACGCACAAAATCTAAGAACAGTGTTAGGCATGTAAACTTCATATAGTTCGATAGTAAATACACTACCGCTTTCAGTCTGTTCTTTCATCTTAACTGGTAAATTAATCATCTATGTATTTATCTCCTAGTTGCACTTTCCACCATTCTTTATATCGACTGCCGTATACATCGTTTGGATTTACTCCATCGAATGTATCAATCACTGTCTCTAAAGCAAGACTGCCTGTAAATCCAACGATTTTGCCATTGGTTACATTATTATGTTTCCACTCACGCTTAGCTGTTACCGTGAGTTTATTACTACTAAAGCGTACCAACCGTGGACGATTCGCTTCATCAAAAAAAATAAACGGGCGCGTATTGCCACCCATTTCTTTAAAGAATTTATCCAATTTAATATAGTCATCGGCATCACCTGCCACATCAATCTGCCAATCTTCAATAGGATTGATAGATAGCTGTTGTACTTGTTTCTTTTGGCTTTCAAAGACTACCTCTCTTGTTGCGAATGATACGCCTACTACCGTTTGAAAACGATAAGGCAATGGAAATATCTTATATTTAATCATTCGTTACACCTCTACGTCTGAATGCACATAAGAACGCCTGTTTCCAAAATTTATATTTGTAGACTGCACTGCGACTACCCTCACCACATGGTACTTCCATTGCTATAATGTCGCCGTTACCGATAAAGACTCCACAATGTAAATCCCCTAATACGTCAAAAATAACTACGTCTCCATATTCTAATGCATATGTATCTCTAACCTTGTCAAAGTTTTTCAGTAAATATCTAAGTAATCTTAACTTATGATGTTTATTAAATTCTTCTAATGTTTCGGGGTCATCTTTACCGTCTCTAAAATCTTCTTTCCAATCGTGTAACGCATAGAATTTTCTACACAAATCAACACAATGATTTTTATCTTTAGAAAATCCATACTGTAATCCAATTAATCCGTATATCTTTTCGTTCATATTAATACCTCTACATATAATGTAAAAAACCGTGATTTTGTCAACCACGGTTTTTATACATATTCTATTTATCGTCTACCGTTCAATTTACCCTGTGCTCCTAACTTTTGGTACATTCTTGCAAATTCTGCGTCTGTCATCGTTTGTTTAGTAATCACTGGTTGCATAATAGTAGCTTGACCACCGCTTGCATTCTGCTGGTTATTCGCCATGAATGTCAGAATGTTTACCATGCTTTCTGTTAGTGATTCTAGCTTACTCATCGATTTTGTTTGTCTGCTGATTTGACTAGCTGTTTTACCGCTTGCTACATCCTTGTTTTTAAACACTGGCTGAACACCTCGACCATCTGCAGATACACCTAAGTGGCTAGCCGTTTGTTTTAATAACATTCGACTTCTTGGCGAATTAGAATCTAGTGGAATTACCATTTCTTTTTTTCCATGTTCACCAGCACGATAGATTGCGTCCTCATCTACAATACCGCCGTTTTCATGTCCTAAGAATTTAGTCCACCCTGCACCACCACTTCTAAAGGTAGTCATAGCATATTTAGACCCGCCACCACCGCCAAATAAACCACCTAAGTTTAATAGCTTACCTAGTGGACTTGTTGCTCCTTCGCCTATTCTAAATAGTGCGTTCAGTGCGTCATCTGCTAAGCCTTTCCATAGTTTCTTCCAAACGTCTTTGATAGATTTACTTTCCATGACAATATCTTTGAATACATCTCTAGCTGATTGTCGAACGTCTTTCTGTAATGTTTTCGCATAGTTTTTGGCAGCATTTTCTACTTTCTTGAGTGCTAACTCTTGCTTTAATAATTCATCTGAATTTGAACCACGTTGTTTCATCAACTCAAGTTTATCACGTTCTAACTGTACTTCCGTTTCTAAGAACTGAATCTCACGTTTATGTTTATCCTCTGAATTTTCATAAACGTATTTCATTTCCTCATCTGACAAAGCCTTTTTAGTATCGTTGATTTCTTTCTTCTTGTTATAATCTGTATCTTCAATCTTACGCTTCATTACCTCTAGTTCAGTTGTGTCTCGTTTGATTTTGTCATTCAGTTTATCCATCTCTTCTGAAATCTTATTGATATTATCTAGCTTTTCATACAATACTTTGTTGGACTCTTTTTCAAGGTGTAACAGTTTTTCTTGTTTCATAAGTGGAGTTAGCTTAGAATACTCTTCCAAAGTAACACCTAGAGAATCTTTTATCTTTTGTTTATCTGTATCTGTAAATTCGCCAGCTAAATACGTATTATAAGCGTATGTATAATCGTTAAGAGATTTCTTTAGACTATCGTATTGCTTCCGATGTATCTCTAGTTTTTCTGTCATTGATTGTACAGTTTCACCATGCAGTTTTTCTTTATCAGATACATCATCTAATGCTCTTTTGTACTTTTGTTCAGTGTCTTTAGATGTAAGCTCTAAAGACTTTCTGTAGGCTTCGTATCTCTCTTTTAATGCTTTGGCTTCTTTCTTTTCGGGGTCTTCCTCTTTGTGATGTCCACCGCCGTGGTGTTTTCCATCGTCACCGCCTGTAGGTACTTCTGAACGTGTTGAGTCTGGAGTACTGCTTGAAATAGCACCTCTCATTGTATTGATTTTCTCCATCTCTTTAGCGACAGCGGAAGATTTTAAATTCTCCATTCGACTGTTGACTTTTTCTTCCAATTGTGCAATGGTTGCCTTTTCTTGACTGATTTTAGTGTCAATATCAGTGCCTGCTATTCCTAATGACTGTAGACTATCTGACGCTAGACTGTCTGATTCTGCACCATAATTTGCTTTATCTGATTCTAACTTGGCAAGGTTTGACTTCGCCATACTCAACTGTAGATTGTCTGATATATGCATTGCTGCCTCTGCCCATGTCATATAGTTCATTATTGCAAAGATTAAATCCCACCACTTTGTTTCCTCGTTGTTTATCCATGCAATAACGTCACTTGTATGTTTTTTAATTTGTGCAGCTGCGTCATCGATATGTTCTTTTGCCTGTGCTTCTGCCTTGCGAATCGTATCTTCCTTATCTCTATACTTTTGTTGCACCTTTTCGATGTCATCTCTAGTTGCTTGACCTGTGGTTAGAATTGCCGCCTCTTCCTCACCAACGGTATTTACAAGGATTTTTCTTGCTTTGTCCATTTCTTTTGTGATGGCAATCTCTTCTGCAGAACCCTCAACGTATCCCTTGCGTTTCTCAGATAGACTGTTGTATGTGTTAGTCATTCGTTCGATTAACGGATAGGATTCTTCCATACGTCTAAGCTGTTCATCGTAAACCTCAATCTCTTTGTTTAAAGTATCGATGTGCTCCGCTTCTTTTTCGTTGGCTGAACCAACGTAAGATTGATACAACTGATAAGCTACACCAATAGCTGCTAAAATCCAGTGTGCCTTTTCAAGCGCTGATACAGCACGTCCGACTGCCCCTACGCTTGTTGTTGCCGTTGCCCCCATTGCAGATGTTGCGTTACTAGCACCTCTCATTGATAACGTAAATGCTCTAACTTTAGTTATCAACTCTGTAAATTTGCTAGATAGTTTCGTAAGCGCCGCTTGACCCTCTACGGCTAGTTTAGTGAACATCTTTCCACTAACTGGTAGTGTGAGAATAAGCAGTGATACAGCTGGATGAATCTTATCAATAGTTTGTAATAGCCAAAGAATAATATCAAGAGCCCCTTTAAAAATTGTAGCCATCCCATGGTGTCCGCTAGTCATTTTTTCAAGCTGTGCAGTGATAGATTTAAGTTTTTTGTCAATCGTATCCAACTGCATAGCAACCTGTTGTTCGCCGAATCCACGTGAAGATGTAGAGATTTCTAAGGCTGTTAGATATTCCTTCAAATCAAGCATTGCACCAGCTTTATTCCATTGGAATTTACCGCCCGATATACCTTTAAGCAATTCTTCCATGTTTTCATTCGTGGTTTGTGCATGAATCATCAAATCAACAAGAACATCGTCTACAGCTCTAAACTCTTTCTTACCACTCTCACCGATTTTATAAACTTGAACGCCAATTCGTTCTAACTCACCGATGGCTTTATCAGAATGAATCGAACCAAAGATAGATTTCAAGGCGTTACCAATCTCTCCACCTTCTGCCATTGTTTTACGTGCCATGACGGATATTAATGCTTGTGCTGAATGGAATGAGACTCCCACTTCTTTGGCTGACTGCGCCATACGCCTGTTGGCTTCTACCAATGTGTTAGCACTAACAGTGTAGTTGTGTGACAAAGCTGTCCACGAATCAATCATCATGTTAGATACCGCCTGTGCTTGAGCGGCGTTTTGAATGTGGTATCCCCATTGCATGATAGAAGATTCTAAGGCTTTATTCGACTGTACAATACTAAAGTTATCCGCTATAGCTAGCTTAGTCGCTTGTTGAGTTAACGTTAAGACTGTTTCGTTGTCTTTATATGCTCGACCCCACAACGTTGCTGATTCAATAGCTTCTTGGCTTGTTGCCCCATACTTAACGGACAAATCAATCAGTGCGTCTTGCATTTTGTGTAATGTTTCGACAAAGTGCTCACCGTTTTCAACCGATGTATTTAAGCCTTTGGACAAATCCTCTGGTGTAATATCTGCTAGTGCTTTCTTGAATAAGTTGACGTTTTGCTCCCCATGTGCCATTACCTGTGAAAAACTTGCCATCCCTACCTCGATGTCTCTCACAGCACCTATTGCACTAGTTATCTGACTAAGACCGAACCATGCAATCCCCCTAGTAGTAAACCATGCTAATCGAGCGGAAATGTCTTTTGTTGTTTCTTCCCACAATTTTGTCCACGAAAAGGCTTCTTTTGTATAAGATTCAATTTCTCGAATTTCTTGTTTTACCTTAGTAAACTCGCTACTGATAGCTTTTGCCTTACTTCTGTACAAGTCCATGTTTTTCCCATAATTTTCGTTATAGTTTTCTTCCATGGCTTTTCGTAACTCACCTAATCGTCTTGCTCTATCAAGTACCTCGTAACTATCTTTTGTTCTTGGTAAGTGACCGTTGTTTTTACTGCCAACTCCGTCTTGCTGTGTTTTGTTAATTTCATCCTTAATTTTCGCAATTTCTTTGGCAGCCTTAGTAGAGTCATCTGCTAATTCTTTTATTTCCTTATTGAACTCACCATTCAGCTTTTTGCCTAATTCTTGTTTTACAGCTAGTGTTTCTTTAAATACACCGTTAACAGCATTAATCTCTTCTTGCATTTTTGCAATCTTGTTGGTTAGGGTGTCAATAGAACTACTGTCTGCATCTATACTTAAAAGTTTACCGCCTTTTTTCTGTATTGTGTCAATAGCTTTGTATAAGTTCCCAATACTTGCAATAAGGTCGTCTACATTTTTCTTTGCACCACCTGTTGCGACCGATACAGAATACTTAATGTTATCTCCTGCCATATATCTCTCCTTAAATCATCCCCATAGCTTTTAAACCGTTGATTGCGTCAACGCCACTCATCGAATCGTTATCATTAAACGGTTTTTCTTTCGATTTTTCTTTCTTATCGTCATCCATTTCGTTGTTCTCCGCCAGTGCTATGGATAATGCTTCTAGCTGTGGAATTGTATACTCCATGATTGATTGACGTGTTTCGCTCGTATGCTGAACAAGGCTTGCTATTACATGATTAAACCCACTGTCTGCTTCGCTAGGTCTGTCTGTATCTTTTTTTTTAAACCACTAATTCCTCTAAATTTATCCAATATCTCAACTCCATTGGATACATCTACAATTTCCATTACACGCTTTCTATCAATATGTAGTGCTAATTCAAACAGTTCACACATTGCATTGTAAGCTGTAAAGTTAAGCATTGGTTTTCCATTGTCATTAAGCATTGGATTACCGTCTTTATCTTCTCTAATAGTAGGTAGATTTAAGAACAAATACATGTCATCTATTTTTGAAAACAATCTATCTACTCGTGGATAGTCTTTTAATTTCATAGGGTATATTCGGTATTCTTTCCCGTCAATTCCCACGTATATCTCTTGCGGTATTAGTGTATCGTTATCTGTCATAAGTTTGACCTCTCTTTATAATAAAAATAAGGGGGTAGACTTCCGCCCACCCCCTTCCGTATTAAACTGCAATGATTTCTTGTGCCATTTGCATAATTGCACCGTCAGTACGTGTAGTATCGTATACTACAGAAAATTCTAACTGTGGCGCATGTGCTGCTTGACGTTTATGGTCAATGTCAAGTTTACCTGTTGCTCGTGCTTTGTAGATTACAGTATGAATGCGAACTTTTGTACCATCACCCATTTCTACAGGATGAGATACGTGACGCAACTCAACATATTGCGGTACGCTCGCTGTTGTTACTGTTGCTGTACGTGCGTCTGTAGATGTGTACATTCCACTAATCGTAACATATTTGTTATCTAGTGTATCACCAAACTTGACTGCACCAGCACTTGTAATAGTAAACTCGCCTGTAGATGGTTCACCGTCTGTTTTCAATTTTAAAGATTGTGCGTTGATTGCACCACTTAAATCATCAGAAATAGTCACTCGTACTGTTTTAGGAATGACTGTTGTTTTGCCCTCGATATTGTACGTTTGACCGCTTACAAGTTTTGGTGCTACGGAAAAAATCAATTCTCCACCTTTGGATAACTTAGCACCATTCGTCACACCTAAGTAATCAAGATTGAATTGCGCTTCCGTAAAGGATACGTTTACTTTTTGTTCTTTAGGAATGATATAGATTGGTACAGGGGAGTCTCCACCAAATACATCCTCTTCACTCGCGCTGAAAGACAATTTCATGTCTTGTAATGTACCTAGGGTGATTGTTTCATATTTGCCATCCACAACACGTGTCATGACTGCTTCACCTACACCGTTAAGTACGAATTTCTTACCTTTTGCTTCTGCCATTTGTTGCTCCTTATGACCTTACTAGAGGTCTTGTTCTAAACATATATGCATATAAATTTTGATTCCCCGTTGATATACTTCCCTCGGAGAAAATAGTCATATCTTCATAATTTTGATATAAACAATCTTTGATTGCTAAATACAGCTTATCTATTTTACTTTGTAATCTACCGTATATTCTAAACTCAAGTGTAAACTGATTGACTTTATAATTCTTTGTGTTACTTACACTTGGAATAAATGCGTAAACAAAAAACAAAGGTGTTGTTTCATCAACTAAATCATCACTACCCAACACTCTTTTGATTTTCTTATTGATTTCCTCTACCGTTGATAAAGCTGTGATTCCTAAGAGTTCTCTAATTGCTTTATCTTGTTTAAACAGTAGAAATAGTTCGCTTTTTAATTCAACACTGTGTTTCATATATCCCCCATGAATGCACCTAGAATACTTATCTCTATAGATTCTTTGATTGCCTTATCCAATGCTTGCCCTAATTCGTCTTTCCAATGGATAATTTCTGTTTCAATAATGTGCATAGGTAGCTGTGGTTTGTATGGATTACTATGTTTTTCTAAATTGATACCTTTCATCCGACCTGTTGATTGATACCTTGCACCTGTAGGAGTATATACTGTACCACCTTGTTCACGCCCTAAGAATGCATTTCCCTTTGATAGCCTATCAGTATTAAATGTTTCACTTCCGATATAGTGCGAATATGCTGGGTTGCCATAGCTACCTAGTGTATCTGCTGTATGTGTTACCATAGCTGAACCACTGCCGTATTCTATGATAAATGCACCCATGCCACCATACTCAAGTTTTACCTCTATAGATTCACTGTCGCTTAAATAATTTACCGATATATTTCGTTCTGTAAAAATTCCCTGGTCTACTTCCGCCCACTTTTGAGATATTCGTTGATTGAGTACCTCAACGTACTGTTTTACAATAGATTCAATCTCTACCATATTCATAGACTACACCCTGTTGTCTTTTGAACACTGTAGGTATAAGAACGGTTGAAAGTCTGACTTATTGATACTATCAACACGGCTGTTTTCGCCATTAAGAACTATTCTGTCGCCTACATCGACTACAGTACAACTCGGTACGATGAACCGCCTTGTTGTTGTTGGCAAAAGTCCATAATCGAATAGGTGCATATGTGCTGATACATCCTCATAAACTACTGGATAGTCTTTATATCGTGTTATCTCGCTATTGTCTAGCTGTTCACCATATTCGTTATAATTCTTTTTGACGTCTACAATATCTATCGTACAATTTGTTTTATAGAACTCTCCTTTGTCACCCTGCATTGAGTTTGTTTTTGCCACTAGGAAATACATTGTACCGTTATCGTCTGTAATAACATCTCCCACATCAAATGCAGAATCTGTATCCATTAACCCCCACAACACATTATTAATAAGGAATCGTTTTGTGCCACGTCCGATACGTGTAAACATGATAAATTCATCATCTTTATTCTCACAGTGACATATAGTTCTATATCTTGCGAACATAGCTGTTGCACTAAACTTACTTCCGATACGTACACTCATAGCCTGTACCCCGATAATAACCGTCTAATCTCGCTAGTAATTACACTAGGGTCTGATAAAGAGAATCGTGCGTCAAGTGTAGTCATGGAGTCAAGATTTAAGAATGTTGCGCTTTGTGCTATATTCATCGCAATCATTGCACACGCCACCTTAATAGGCTCTGGTATTTCTTCATATCCGTATAGATAGTGAATTGTAATCTCTTTAGGTGTTGTTACACCGCTTATAACAGAATTAAAGCAACCCGATACATTCGGTGCGTATACATACCCTAGTTCATCGTAAGAAAGCAATCGACTATCTATTTCAAATTCTGTCATTCCGAAGTGACCACTTCCGCTGACTATTGCTTTAGTAATTCCTATGATAGGACTTCGCTTGATTCTCCCGATACCCTTACGATTAAACCTTACGGTTTCTGTGCCTACATGAACTCCAAACTTTGATTTTCCGTCAACTAGTCCGATGTATGCGTCAATCATAGATGAAGCGAATCGAACTTGACTCACGGTAACTGGTACTGCTTCACAATAGGCAATCATCTCATTTTCTGTCAAATACATCGACTGTGCCATTGACTACTCCTTTTCTTTCTTTTTGCCCTTAGCTTCTTCTTTTGGTTCTTCTGTGGATTCCTCTTTTGTTTCCTCTACAGTTTCTGCTTTTGCTTCTTTCTCAAGGACTTCTTCAAAAAGATGTTTAAACTCATCTGTAATATACTTAGCTGGAATCTCAACCATTCCATCAACAACGTCAAAAGCAACATTTGCAAAAGACAATGTTGTAACGTGCTTGTTTTTTAATTTAGCTTTTACTTTTTCCATATATACCTCAAATTAAAAGAGGGTGATTACTCACCCTCTGTCTATACCGCTGATTAAAGTTCAAAGGATACTTTGAAGTGTGCGCCAGCTTCTGCACCTTTAGCAATAATTGTATCGAATTGAACCGCTACATAGTCATCCACTAAAGTTTTGTTTAAACCCATTTTAAAGATACGTGGCTCGGATGAAGTCAAGTAGTGACGTTCAATAAGTTTTTCATTGACTGCGTATACAGTATGTTTTTTCTTACCACCAGTACCATCTTCTAACTTAATAAAAGGGTCAGAAATTAAAGGCAAGTCACCTTGAGATGTGCGGATAGTGTACACTTTAAAGCCAACACCTAATTCTGCACGCTCATCTGGACTACAGATTTGACGGTTTTCACGTTTAGCTTCGGATTTAATGATATAATCAATCGTTTGTGGATTGGCATACAATGCTGTAGGATATGCGTCAAAATCTAAGTCAGATTCTTGTAACGCAATTTGAGAGATGATTTCATCTGCTACATATTGCATGTCAGGGGTCAATGCTTCATTCAATTTTACAGGTTTAGCAACTTGACGTTCTTTTTTGATTTGCGTTTTTAAACCAACATATTCTGCGGAATCATTAGAGTTTAAATCTGTAGCTGCACCGTTCCAAATGGAATTATTTTGCGTACGGCGTAAGTCAACAATCATATCTTTCATGTCTTTGTCAAGTAATGCTTCCATAACGCCTTGTTGTTTTACAAGTTCAGAATCGAATAATGTAAACTTAATTTCAGATGTCAAGGCTTTCAACATTGCGGACTTTTCAACACGTCCATAATCTTCATCAAGTGTATCTACACCATAGTTTCCATTTGTACCACCGTTACGTGGATTCACAAATTTTGCATTTTTAGCAAATTTAGTTTGTTCCCAATAACGTGTAGGGTGTCCTGTCGCTGGTACTGGTTGGATACGGTTTAAAATTGTCACTCGACGGTCAACCAAATCCAACATACCTTCTTGGAATTTAGGTAACTCGACATAGTGACCTTGGTTATAATCTGCTACTGTTCCAGCATTTACGAATCTTGTATTTTTTACTGCCATTGTTTTATTCTCCTGTAATTAACCGTTAATAGATTTAATGAATGCATTAATCATTGCGCCATAATTGTCATACTTAACATTTGACGCTTCTACAAATTTTGCTTTAGTTTTTAAGTCACTTGTTACTGTACTAGCTTTTACATCCTCTTTAGGTTCTTCTTCTTTTTCTTTAGAAGGTTCTTCTTTGGATTTTGCTTCAACTGTTTTCGCATTAGCTTTTAAGCTGTTGTTTTCCTCTTCTAAGGCTTTGTTGCTGGCTTGCAATGTTTCGATTTGTGCTTTGAGTGCTTCTAACTCACTTGCTTGTTTTTCTTGTTCTTGTACTTCATTAATTTTTGCCATAATAGAGTTTGTTACTTCTTCCATAAAAGTATTGCGTTCTTCTTGTGTCATAATCTCCTTATCTTTCTTGCTTGCACTAAGTGTTTCAATATATGTATCACTGTAGGCAGCACAATTTTTAAATAACATACTAACACCCGTAAATTCGACATCACGGATGATTAAGCCCTCTTCAGTTTCCTCCCAATCGTTAAATGACGCCTCAATAGAAAATCCCATAGATTCCATTGTGTTCCTAATGAATTGAGAAATGTCTGAAAAGTCTCGCTTATAAATAATTCCGTCTATCTTGAGTTCATTTCCCTCGATGTATGTATTTTCAACAACACCTATTTTGTTTCTAGGGTCATGACCATCAAATTGCCAATTTGCTTTTCCCCACTCATCCCACACGCAATTAATACCCATAAGATTCATTGTTTCTAGTGATTTCTCACATTCTGACTTTTCTAACAGAATTTTTTCCCATACACTTCCATCTGGTACGCCGTCACTGTATTGGTCTAAATACATAACTGTAGCCGTGAATTTCATCTTATTAGAGTGGCTTTCAGTTTTGACTGTAAAATCATTTCCACTAGCCTGTAGGGTTATCGTCTGTTTCTTGCTCATCGCTTTTCTCTCCTTTCTCTAAAGATTTATCATCAACTACATTTTCTGTAGTGGAGTCAATCTGTGCTTGCTGTTGTGTTACCGCTAGACTTGTTGCCAATTCGTTTTTATATTCTGACAATCTCAAGTCACCTTGTTCGATTGGCGGCAACTCGATAGATACAACACCGCTGAGTAACAATCGTGCTTCATTGAAAGTTATCATGTCGCTATCGACTAGCTTTTTCACACGGTCTACTGTCGCTGTCTGTTGACTAGCTGTCGGTGTATAAATGTATCTAAACTCAATCTTGTTAGATAATCCCAACGTATCAATCACGTGTTTGTTAATCGCACGTTCGATTACCTTAGACCACGGTTTGATAGTGTACTCTAGCATGTCGCTATCTTTTTCTGCTGTAGTACTTCTATCGTTTGATATTGCACTACCTAGTTTTTCTGGTGGAATGTTAAACGCCGTTGCAATGATTTGGATTAACATTTTCTGCCACGATAAGCATGTAGCTTCATCTCCGATAGGACTCGTTTGTACCGACTGAACGTCTTTCCCCGAAATAACGCCTAGAGTAGTAGACCCTTGTAAAGAGTTCTCGATGTATGCTCTTAATCTATCTAACTCTTCTTGACCTACGGCTTCACTCATGACTAATAAGTACTTAGGCATACCGTTGCCAGTGATTTCGCTTGCATACTCTTGGATGTCCACTAGATAACGAATATGATTGTATGCTGTCTGCATTGGCGAATGTCCAAAATCATCGTATGTAAAATTCGTACGTTGAATCATTGCGACTTTTTCACCTGTATAGAATGCTTTCTGACCTGTCTCTAGTGCCTGTGCATATCGATATTCTTTTGGATTTCCACTCCAGTTTTCTACTAGTTCGATTGTTTTTGAGTCGATAGTAAACAAGTGTAACGGCTGTGGATTATTCTTAACTAATTTCTTTTCAAAAGTTGCTTGGTCTAAGACTAACAAGTCATCGATTAGCTTACCGATAAACTGTTCATAGTCATCGATACAGTTCGGATTCTGTATAATATTTCTTACAAGTTCTATCTCTTTTTTATGTACCTTGCCATCTACTGATACGATTTCATACGGTAGATTTAAGATACCCTCTCGAATTTGGTTGATTGCACTTCTAGCAAGTGGAGTTTTGGATAAGGCTCTGAGTTCATCGAACGATAAACTGCGTTTCATAGCTGTAGTGAAATATCTTGTACCGCTACCACTGCCAAAGTACCCTAGAGGAATGGATTGTACTGTATCACGTTTTACGAACGATGTCGCCCATAGATACATTCGCTTGAATACGTTTATCTTCTCCACCCCCTTATCATTTGATTAAACATATCTTGTTTCTTAACTGCTGTACTCGTAAAAAAAACACTAGACTTTGTATTAATCATTTGATTGATACATCGTTCTAGTGCGTCAGGACCATCATCATGGTCTTTTGGAAAGTTTTTCAATTGTTGTATTAGGACTGTTTGTCCTTGATTAAATTTTAAATAGCCTTGTTGTATCTTTGGTGCTAAACTTCGGATACGCAACGGTTTTGAATCACCTGTGCTACTTCTAGCGCTTATCCAGTTTACATACAAGCCCATGTTTCTACACGTCTCTTGTAATGTCTTAGAAAAGAACTCTTGGAATACGTTCTCTTCGACTATAAAGCCTGTGATTCGACCGCTATATTTGTCCAAATAGCCGATTAAGTCACGAATGATTATGTCGGGTGAACGTCTACATATGTCTGCTTCTAGGATATACAAGAAATTATCCACACCCCGACCAACAAATATGATTGCGGATGTGTCACCTGTACGGCTTTTACCCATAGATACGTCAACACTTCCATATATCTCTTTAAGCTGTGGTAGTGTTTCATAGTAGTTCCTCTTTATCCATTCTTCTTTAAATATACGGCTATCCTCTGTCATAGGATTGTTTTGATACTCACTGTTAAATGCGTCATCGTCTTGCAATTTGAGTACCATTAATTTGTAGTACCAGCTTCTACGGCTTTTCTCCATGCGTTCATCGTGAGATATTTTCTGATTAGCAAATAAAGAGTAGTCTCTACCGCTCCACATTATTTCAACGTCTTTCATCATTTCATCTGCATTATCACAAAAGAACTGGTAGGCTTCATCCGAAGGATTATCTCTCGATAAGTCATTAAATATATCTCGCCACTCATCCCATAGTGGACTGCTGGAGAATTGGTCTACAGCACGATATAACCTGCGTGACCAATCGTTGTATTTGGATTCTGTTAGTACTTTATATAACAGTGATTCATAATGTAGTACTGACCCAACGTATAGAAATACTGTGCGTGGATTGCCAATAGGCATTAATACTTTCATGAACCAGTTATACAGCTTTTGACGTTGTGATTCTGTTTCAACGTTTTCGTCATTCTCTAAATCGTCAAGTATTACAACCTCTGGTCTAATGTTCTTGTACGATGAACCACGTAAGGACTGTCCACTCGATTTTGAAATCACGTGTATGTCATTTCCTGTAATGATTTCATCCTCTCGCCATTTTTCGTCACCTACTAAAATACCAAAGTCTTTTTTCAGTTCTACGTTATCTTCTAATTCTGCTTTGATAGTCTGAATGTATTCTTTGGATTGGCTGGATGTATCTGCTATCAGCATGATATTTCGCCTGTATCCATAGCATATAATCCATAGAACTGCTGCTACTGATATAATACGTGACTTACCATGACCACGTGGTGCTCCTCTGACAAATTTATTATGTAATCCGTCAAAGTTTAATATCATGTTTTCTACGTCTTTAAACATGTCGATGTGAAAATTACATAAGGGGGCTGAAAATATATGTGGAAAGTAATGCGTGGCAAAAAATTGAAAATCATTTGCCCCTTTATCTCTGTTTGTTACTTCATCGACTAACTTTGTTTGTCGCTTTTGCTTTATGGTTGTACCTAACACATCTTCTAAAATATTTGCCACTCATTCACCTACTTTCTATGCTTTTCATATATAATGTAAAAAAGTCTTATTTTGTCAACCAAAAGTTTTAAAAAATACAAAAATTTTTATATAGATTGATAGGAATCCTATAATAAGTCTGTAAATTTAATATTTTAAAACTTAGTCTTAATTAAGTTTCTAAAAATGCCATTTTAAATACTTAATCTGATGTGGATTGTTGCGTTGAACTATATTTCTATACAGTATATTTTGTCTCAAAATCCATGACTTTCTCATACGCTGATAGTAATACTTTATTGCTTTTCATGTCAGATACTACTTCCTCGTATATATCGGGACTAATACGTCTTACTGTTTCTAACACTTCTTGCACAATCTCTGATAAAGTCTGTAGATTATATACTTTATCTTGTAACAGCTGGATTTGTTGCAATATAGACTGCTTACGATTGATATATTTCTCGTAGTCCTTATTGAGTTCTTGCATACGTTTATACAATGTGGCAACATCATTGGCGACTAATACCTCTTGCGACAAATCATCAAGAAATACTTCTAGTAGCGTCATTTGGTTTTCTACTGCAGTCAATAACCGCTTGTTTTCGTTATACGTATTGATTATTTCATCACGTTTGTTTACGCTCATTTGTTCTTCGATGTTGGCTTTACCCCAGCTTGATACAATCTGTGGTGCTATTGGCTTGCCTTTCATTTCGGGTTGTTTATTGATTTCTTTTGCAATGCTTAGATACGACAACCCTTTGGCACGCAATTGGCGGATATAGTCTCCTAGTCCATATTTATCAATAATAGAAATAGGTCTAGTATCGTGCAGATGAACCTTAATAGGTTTTATTTCTTCTACATTTAGTTTTGACAATATATTCACTCCTTTTAGTATTGACATTTTATAATAAATTCTGTTATAATTTACGTAAAGTTATTTATTAAAGGAGACATGCAATGAAAACAGTACAACCAATTAAAGACAAAGATAAATTAAATCAAGTTATCGACAATCTAGGCGGTATCCGTAACAAGATGTTATTCCGCTTAGGACTTAACACTGGTCTACGTATCAGTGACATCTTAGACTTGAAAGTATCTGATATTAAACGTACAATAGAATTACAAGAACAAAAAACAGGGAAAATCAAACGTTTCCAGTTATCTGATTCGTTCTATAGTGAATTGCTTGAGTATATTGAAATGTACTGTAAAGGCGAATGGTTATTCCCGTCAAAGACTGGTGAACCGTTAAGCTATGCACAGGCTTACAAGATTATCAAAACTGCTGGCAAAAAAGCTGGTGTTGATGACATTGGTACACATACAATGCGTAAAACATTTGGATATTACGCCTATAATGTACTCAAAGTACCTATTGCCTATATCATGGAAGCCTTGAATCATTCTAGCGAATCACATACACTCAGATACATTGGCATAACAGAAGATGTTATGAATGATACCGTGTACGGTAAAATGGCGTTATAACGTAAAAATGACCCTGCTGAATTTCACAGGGTCTATTTTCACATAAAGGAGGAAAATTTATATGTTTGGTATCTTGCTGATTCATGCTGCCTATGCAGTCTTGATGTATTCCTTTAGCTTTAGAATCATGGTGATTCCACATGCTGTATTTGTTGCATTGGCTGGAATCTATATGATTGTTGAAAAAGGACTTATCATTGCGCCTATTTTATGTTTTGTGTACTCATTTTTTGCCATCCTATTGGCTATTAGTGATGAAGCCACTTGGGATGATGGTACAGGCAATGAAATGATTTGGTTTTGGGTATTCTTCTGCTCTGGACTATCCTATGTTATCTATGAGTTTCTATACTAGGCTATCATATAGATACAATCTATAGTTTCCAAGTCAAAGCATACTATTGTAGATTATCTTATATGTAAATGTACCATATAGATACAGTCTATAGGCTTTGTCGTGATACAGTCTCTATGACTATCTATAGATATATCATATAGGAGCAAGTCAAGGTAAACTGTTATAGGCTATCTAGTAATTACAATCTAAAGACCAGCTAAAGGTGTAATCTATAGATTCTATCTCTACGATGTATCTATAGGTTACATCTTTTAGTTTTATCTATAGGTTTCATATCTATAGATTCATCTATAGATTATCTTCAATGTTATATCTATATGTTACTTATCTATAGTTTTATATCTTATTGTTTCTTAACCTTTAGTTTTGATTCAGTTTCACTGAATGACTTTTCAAGTCAATTCTTATAGTATGTCAAGTGAACTGTTGTAGGTTATCTGTTACAGGTTCATCACTTTGTTGTAATCTATAGTTATCTCTCATATCTCTCATATATAGTGTAAAAAAGCTTAAAAACGTCAACAAAAAGTTTGATAAAGTATTGATTTTTATCTTATTTTTACACGAATTGTATAATATTAAGATGTTTTTAACCTAAATCTGACTATATTCTTTAGAAAAACACATACAGAAAATCTTGACTTGAAAATCAGAAATATACCCACATCTCTGTATTTTTTCGTGACTAAAATATACCCCTGTTTTTACTTTGACTAGTCGAACGATATACCCCTATAGAGTGCATTATCTGACTACCATTTATTTAGACTATCAACAGACAAAAACATACCCATATTTTTCATTCTGATTTTGTCATATGTAAAACAAGATAGGGGGTCATCACTCAATATTGTACATTCAACGATATACCCCTATGATACATACTTAAAATGTACTGTCATATGGGTATACGAATAGATACCCGCGTTAGGTTATCTTTCAGTATTCATTAGAAGTGAACTCACCCAGCTTCTAATAGATTGATACCTGCTAAAGACTTGTGATACTATAGTGTTATCAACAGACAAACGCCACCAGTTTCCAGCTACAGTATATCTATCTATCAGTTATCTATACTGACAAACTACATGATATACCCACGTGATAGACTATTGATACGTCCACCGTATACCCCTATTGATTATTACTGCTTACGATATACGATAGTTATAAACGGCTGTAGTATGCAAATAACGGGGTGATGTTATATCCAAGTGATAGTAAATCTATTTGATGTGGCTAGTGATTAGTCTGTAGGGTGGTCGAATGGATTGTAACGGTATGTTTTGACTAGTGGATGGGGCTTGAGGATGGAGCGTGAATAATACCGCCGCCGCATGCTCATATGAACATATTTTGGATTGTCGATTTATTACCCACGGTATACCCCTATAGGGTATCCAAGGCATACCCCCACCGCCCTACTGTAGTCAATACAATGTTATTATATTTACTAGATTATCAATAAGTTATAATCTTGAGAATAAACGATACGATACCAGCGCCAAAGACTGGATAAGCAAAACTTATATATCTATTAGTATTTCTAATGATTAGAAAACCCTATTTGCAATAACAGTTTTCTTTAGTTCTTTAATTCTTTAGTGTACTAAAGTATTTCAGAGTGGTAGCCAATAACAGCAATGGAAAACTATTATCCTCAAGCCAAACCCCAAGCAGTAACAACCCAACGACACCAACCCAGCGACCACAACAGATAGTTAATAACCTACCGCATAGCCTATTGACCCTATCACGTTGATTGCTCCTATCGTTTCCCCTGCTGTTACAATCTATAGTAATATCAATGTGAACCAATCTACCATACTAGCCTATTGACTATCATGAGTATAGTTCACATGATTTCTATTTTATAGATTTTATATATTTGATTTATACTATTTGATATAGTCCACCTGCTGGCATGGTAGAGTGTAACTATAGTTATTCTATTGTACTTGAGTCTATAGGCGGTCACTACTGGTGTATCATTTGTGTGTATCGTGTAGTATAATACATTGTGTGCAATTCAATAGGGTAAATAAAATAGAGGTATCTTTATGATACCTCTTTAGAATATTACAACCCGTATTCTTTTAAGTTAAACAATTCATATAGCATATGCGCTTTTCCTATGCAATAATGATGTACATGTAGTTCATTCAAACTCATCTCATCTTCATATATTTTATACGCTCTTTCTGCCGTCTCCATGTTTTCATGATACTTTTTTATAATTTGATTAATATCAATGTTTTTTATTTCCATGTTTCCCCCTACGTATCCCGCTCTTAGGTTTTCGATATAACAACGCTTTCTATACTTTGTGATATTGTCAAAGTGCCAACATACAATAGATGGAAGTTTTTCCCTGTACTCCCAGTTAGTCATAAGCGTATCAAATTTCCTTGTAAATATTCTACATGCATTCCATGTAGCCGACCTCTCTCGGCTGTTATAGTTTACATACGGATAGGCGTATACTTTTACAAGTTCGCCACAGTCGGAGAACTCTCCGAACCATCCAGCGTGAAACGTGAAACAGCAGATAGTTCTTTTCTTGTTGAATTTTACCAAAGTTTTCATCTTATACCTCCAAACTTATTTAGAACGTTGCCAACGCACACAGTGACCCGTTTCGTACAAGTATTCTATAAATTCGTAATACTCGTCTCGGATTCCTTGTTCTAAACACTCCCGACCGTATGGAGTCAATTCAAACTCAAAGCCACACCAAAAATAATCAAGCTTTGCGTCTCGATACTGCCAAAAATAGTCGCCGTAGTCGATTACATGCAAGGCTTTTATTTTATCTTCTACTACTTTTATTTTATTGTAGTAGTATTTCAATTTTATATTTGCAATCCTTCCCTTTCTTTCTAGCGTTTTATCTCTTTTTGTCATTTTCCCCATCTGATACCTCCCGCAGGTCTTGCCCTGCTTATAAATAACCTTTGTCAATTTCTCTATTGCCTTATCTTTAATTATATTATACATTATTTATGCTACTTTGTCAATACTTAATATATAAAAGATAGTAATATTTTTTTATTGATTCTATATGTGTAGACATAAAAACAAGCGGTAATAATACCGCTTGTTTTTCGTCCTATATGATACCTTTTTCGCATAAACTGGTGTATACCCCATCGCCTATAATAACATGGTCTAATACTGGTATTCCCATCACTTCCCCAGCTTTTACCATAATTTTAGTTACTCGTACATCATCAGCACTCTCTGTAGGGTCTCCCGATGGATGGTTATGTACAAGGATAATAGCCCCAGCGTTAGCCTTGATTGCTTCACGGAATAAACTCCGTTGTTCTGCCACTGACCCCATCAATCCACCGCTTGAAATAGTAACAGTTTTTATTATTTTGTTTTTCACATTTAAGAATACCGCTCGAAATTGCTCCACTTGTAAATACTGCATGTCAAGCATTGTATTGTATACGGCTTCGGGTGTTGAGGCGTCTATAAGCTCTTTCGTTCTTTTTTCTTGAAAGCCGTTAATGATTGCTTTCAAAGCCTTAACCTTGCGAAGTCCTGCTGAGCCTATTCCTTTTGTGTTTTTCCATTCAGAAATATCTGCTGTAAATAACGCCTTGAACGGGTCGCCGTTGTATTGCTCAACCATTTCACGTACTGAATGTGCTGGCAAGATTTCGTATAAAGTTTGTTCAATTGTTTGAATTTCCATATTATACTCTTTCTGCTGGTATGCACCAGCCCTATAAATAACTCATGTAGTACCATTCCTTACTACATCTATAGTATATCATTATTATATACTTTTGTCAATACTGAAGTTATAAAAACTAATGTAACATTATATAGATTAAATCTATAAAACCCACCCTATAGACTATTTATGCTATAGTTATTACATGAATGATATATCATATTTGCTATAATGTGCCCGATACACTCTATAAGGCGTTCTATAGTCGCCTAATATAATGATACCTAAAACAGCCGTCATAAGCCTTATAACACAAATAAGAGAGTTTTGTATTTGAGAATGTTTTATCTAAATGAGAATACTGCTGTATCGTACATCATTATGATATATTATCATGTATTCATGTATATGATATAACAAAGCGGTAACAATCTTATTGACTGTTACCGCCGTTTTTATTCTCTTAATTTTACAAAATAATTACCAAAGTTCGCGGGGCTATTGTTTCTTGTCGTGGTTAGATTCATTATAAAATCATACTCCCCCGACTGAATCCCACTGCGAATATAATCGGCTGAATAGTCGGGGTTTGACAATCGTATTCTTAAATTCTCAACCTCTAACAATATTGTTTTATATGCTTGATTCATGATGTATAAAACATCGTTTGAATCTTCCCGATTAAGGCTGTCAAAGTCTATTTTACCAATTGTTATACTTTGAACGATTGCCAATATTTGGCTATTAGTCATATTTAGGTTTATTACTATATCCATCGTGCACCTCTTTTCTGCTGGTATGTTTCAGCACTTATAAATAACATGTATGGTATCAATTGATGTCCTATCTTTAATTACAGTATACTACAGTTATGTCTAATTGTCAATATCTATATTATAAAAACTTACAGATTGTTTACGATTATATTATACAACAGCTTGCAAGCTGGCGACAATAACGGCGGTCAATCTGTAGGACTAACCGCCGTTGTAATTAATGTGGAATCATTTCTGTTAGCTTGTAGCCGTAACGTGCTAATACTTGTTTAATTCCACCAAGTATTATTTCTACGGCATTATCTGTATTGATACTATCCAATTCATTATATAAATTTTCATCGTTTATTTCTGATTGGATTTCACAAATTAAACTATAACCGTAGTCGCTAAACTCATCAACGTAAAAAACTCTATAAATGCTTTTCCCCTCTAAAGTATATATATTGTATTTGTTTACTTTGACAATCTCAAGCGGGAATTTTCTTAGATAGTCTACAAAGTCCCGCAAGTTGTCGAACTGGTAACGCACAGGAAATACATCACAACCGCTTATAACAAGTTCCTCCCCTAATTCTTTAAACATTTCAAGGGTCGGGAACGGTGTATAATTTTCATCGTTCGCGTTCTCTTTGATTTCTTTTTCTATTTCACCCTCTAAAATAATACCGAAGTCAACGCCAGCATATTTATATACACCATCAATAATATGATGTAGTGTAATAATATAGCTGTTGTGGTCGTTTCTCACTCTATAAAAGAATGGTCTGCCGTGAATGCTTATTGTTAATTCCATATAGTTGTATTCCATGACTTTACGCCTCCGCCTTTTCTAACTCTTCCACAGCGTCAGCAACTTCCCAATCTGTAAAGCCTCCCAATTCAATATATGCGTCTGCTATTGTTGAACTTCTTGCAAACTCAACAAATGCTAAGCAATCCGTATTAATAGTTCCATCTTCTTTTCTAGCTTCCTCTAGCCACTTATCTGCTTTAACTAGTCTCTCCACGATAGTTTTTAAAAGTTCGCTTCTATTAATTGTGATTGTTTCCATGTGATACCTCCCGCAGGGTTACACCTGCTATAAATAACTATGTAGTACCATTCCTTACTACACTTATAGTATACATCTTTTATTATACTTCGTCAATACTAAATATATAAAATATTATTTATTTTTATTGACAATAGAAAAACGGCGGGGTGTATTCCCGCCGTTGTATCTCTTTTGATTTGTTTTATCTGCTGTTTGTATACTGGTACATCAACCACACTATAAATAGACTCAGCATGCTTCACCGCCTAAACGTTGATATCATCAAGAAATTCTTGTACTTCTGTTATTACGTCATACTTTAGGTCTTGAATTTCCTCTTTTATATCCTCCAGCATACGCTCCATTTTATCAAACGTATCACGCCACGGGTGTATACCAGTAGTACAAAACGATAGGTCTTTTACAATCGTATGTAATTCTTCCAGTATCGCCAATCCGTCAAAGTCTACAAAGTATGATTCTATATTGTTGTTTGTTCGATAGGCTTTTTCTTCTATTTGGTTTTTAATATTGTTTATTATTTCTTGATGTTCTTTTTTAGTCATTTCTTCGCCCCCTTATCTATGTACTTCTAAGAATCTACTATCTTTGATTATATCAAGAAAATAAAACTTCCAATGTTTATATTCTGGCTCGTCTTTATATAGGTAATTCGGACTGCGTTTGAAATTTGGGTAGTCTATAAAGTTGTACTGGCTATAGTATTGTGAGAATGTATGCAACCACATCCCAACAAAATCAAACTCTATAAAGTCGGGAATATTCCAGCCGTTAGATTCTATAGAGTTATATATAAAATCTTCAAAACTATCATATAGAGAATACTCATATTCTGATACTATCTCATAGGCTTCATCTTCATCATAGCCTATAGAGTCGACCAAGCAACTATAAACTTCCTTTTGTTCTGTATCTAATTTTTCAAAATCCATTATAAACCTCCTGCCGTATATATTGGCTTAAATAAATAACTATTTAATACATTCCACCGCCTAACCGCTTGACGTGCTGGCGGCGGATACCGCTTTTATATCATTGATTGTATAGGTAAATAATACGGCTTTCATGCAAGCAGTTTTCTAGCTGGTGCATATACTCCGCTCGACTTTCATTGTCGGAGTATCTCAAGCCTAAAGATGGAGACTTGTCTAATAAATCGTGGTCGTGTTCTAAGTTGCCTAACCATATTTCAGTTACATCTGCCGTGTAGCCCGCTGGAATTTCAAATCCTTCTACATTCGCCCAGTATTCTAAAGCATTTTCGATATTTTCAAATACAGAATACTCTCCACGCTCGATTGTTTCCGTTGCTTCTTCTGCTGTATAGTCAACTTGACTTATTAAGTAGTTGTATACGGCTGTTTGTTCTGCCGTCATTTCCTGTAATTCCATTTTGTACCTTCTTTCTGCAGGTTTACCCTGCTTATAAATAACTTGTAGGGCTTTTCTCTTGCCCTTATCTTTAATTACATTATACATTGTTTATATTACTTTGTCAATACTTAAATTATAAAATATTGTATATTTTTTATGAGTTTATATCGTTTGATTTATATACTCATGTATTCATATATATGATACAAAAAAGCGGTGGCAACCATAAGGCAACCACCGCTACATATTAGCAAGCGTATTCAATTACTTGTAAGCAATTGAGCAAATATTGCTCATCGTCCAACGCGTCGCTTTCATCTTCGGGGAATAAGTTACGCGCCGTAAACTCTGCAATCTCAAGACTTTCGCCGTCAAACAATTCTAGCTCCGCCTTATTGATAAACTCTTGAACCTCATCATAATTGTGGCGCATTGTCATTACTTGAATTGCGAAGTCTTGCGCTTGTTTTTTAATTTGTTGTTTTGTCATCGTGTACCTCTTCCCGCTGGTGTACCAGCTTTATAAATAACTATGTAGTACTTCCTTACTACACTTTTATTATATCACACTTGTATATATTTGTCAATAGATAAATTATAAAAATTTATAGCTTTTTTCTAAGTTTAAAGTGAGCTATATTTATTGTTATTATTTAAATATCACGGATTAGCTAAAAAGTCAAGCAAAATTTTAAAAAATTTCCAATCTATTTAGTTAAACATTTAATTAATTCTTTAGTCCGCTAAAGAATTCGAGGGTCGCCAATATATAAGGCTAGAAAACTCCCTATAGGGGCGCATCATATAGCCTATATAGGGGTGCTATATATCCTATAGAGGTATCAAAAATTCATAGCGTATAGTGATTTCTAAAAACTATATACGATTTATTTTTTACCTATAGTATATCGCACTTGGTAAAAATTATATAGATGTCTCACCAAGCACCAGCACGGATAGATATTTCCCTTGTGGTATTCATCTATGCTGCTAGTCTAAAGATACATCAAATTAAATACTTTTGTGTAGCAAATATTGAAATAATTATTGATATAAAAATATTTGGCAAAAACATTCAGTTTTTATCATTGAAGTATTGACAAGAGTATATTCACTGTGTTATTATATACACGTAACGTACTGATACGTTATAATCGTGTTCCATTTCCATCACGATTATAACTTTGTACGTTTCCTTTCTGGCGTGGAATTAACCACGGCTTATAAATAACGCAAGATTCCCCCCGTTAGGTAACTAATGGGGTGTTCTTGTATATAGGCAAAAAATAACCTTACGACAATAATAGCACGATAAAATAACCCTGTGATATATGTAAATGCAAAATAACCTGTAGAATTATCTACGCAGCCTTTCTACATACGTTTATTTCTCCATAGGTACATTCTATCGTCAACAATACTAGGGAAGCCTTATTGATTAAAATACTGCATTTATAACAAATAGTATTTCTACAGTTTTATTAATTTGGTTTTACTTCTTATTTTTTAAATTTCTGTTTTTTAAATTTGGAATATTGGATTTTGGATTTTTGGAGGAATCTATGGAAGATTTGGATTATGAATATTTAAAAATGTATCATTACTACACTACAGATGAACAGCTGGTATCAATTCATCCACGAATCCCAGCGTCACTAAGAGATGATTTTTTGAAAATTATTCCAGTTGGAAAATCTATGAGTATTGCTATTCGTGATGTTTTAATTTCTTATGTTTTAGAAAGACAAAGAGAAGCAACTCAAAACAATATTGAGACAATTCAACAAAGTGGCGACAACACGCAAAACAATCAAAATACATACATCACAAATAATTACTACGGAGACTCAGAACAAGACAAAAACGTAACTAAATAAACTAAAAATGCACCTAAAGTTATATACTTTTTGGTGCATTTCTTTTGTTTTATTTTCTTTAGCGCACTAAAGAGTTTGTTATGCTGTGATTTCTGTTTTACATTTTTACAGAATAGACCAGCTGAATTTGGAATCATATTTTTACTCTTGTTACATTCTATCATTGGAATATAGCTACTAACTTCTCCTTAACACATAGCCCCAAAGAGCTTCATTATATTTTACTGTGCTAGTCTTTTCGGGGTTATAACTGAAAAATTCTTCCACTAAGCTAATCGGAAGTCTAATGGTGTATCTAGTTTTTTCTTCTGCTATTTCCCACTCAATCATCGCTCTAAGCTCCACATCTGCGGAATTGCTGGTGTTGCTATTCTCATCATCTAAGTACTCACACATAGCAATAATTACTGCTTGCGTTCCAGGAATACCGTTGCTTACTTTCGCAACCAAATCCTTTAGTTTTTTTGGTACAGTTAGTAAGCACATTTTTGTTTTTTGCTTGCAATTCTTCAAAATAACCGCTCGTTCTTCGCCTTTTGTCATACTACATCTCCCCTTTACTTAATAAGTAATCATACATAGCTAATGTGTATGTTAAGGTGTTGTTTGTTGGTACATCTAACCCCTCAAATCTCTCTAATAGTTCCACTGGAATACATACAGAGACTCTCTTTTTATTTTTGTTTTTATTGTGTAAAATGTATGGTTTCAGTTCGACATCTCCAGCAGGTTCTCTAAATCCATTGGTTTCAATCTTTTCAATATATCTCAACATAGAAGCACAAACAGTCGCAGGTCTTTTTGCACCTTTTTCTATGAGATTGTTAAATGCGTCATATACCTCTGTTGGATACAGAAGTGCCCGTAGTTTACGGTTTTTACTGGGCGTATTTTCATATAGATAATGTGCTTCTAACTCAAATTTATCAACAGACTCACTCATCATTCATTCTCCTTTTACATAATTCTAATCGTTATCCTTAGTAGCTACTCCTAACAGTAGCCACCCAATTCTGAATCTACGTAGTTTAACAAATCATCCCACTGTTCACATTGCTCGTATGCAAACTTAATAGCTTCCTCCAGCGCGTCATACTGTGGATGTCTCCAGCTGATAGTATCAAGAAAATCTTCTGCGCCACGAACGAACGAATCTTTCAGATGAATATAAAATCTGCATTCTACAGCTGAATATATCTCATCAAGTACATCTTTGTTTGGTGTTAGCGAATGCAAATAACTCTTTAGTTCTTCGTTCGCTTGCAGTCTACTGTTTACAAACCCAATGAATCCTTCTAGCTGGTCGTACTGTGGATGTCTAATGCTGAGTGTATCCATTAGTTCATTAAGCCGTCTTAATTGATATATTCCTAGTGTTAGCAAATACTCTCGTTCTATATATTTGATTTTATCGCCGAGTTCTTTCTTTGTCATATAGATACCTCTTTCTGACTTAGCTTAAATAAATAACGTGTAGCTTACCTACACGTATATAATACCATGTTTTATTTATTTTTGTCAATACATTATTTATAAAAATAATAGCCACATGAATATATCACACGGCTACTTATTGTCAGTCGCATTCTTCATAAGATTTAATTAATCTATCTAGCGCATCAATGCACACTTCAAAATTCTCTTTAACTATTGAATAGTCTCCAGTTTCTAATCTATACGGTACGTAATAACTTGTCTCATTAATCCCGTGTAGAATAAATTTTGATAAATACAAAAGTTCGACAAGTTCTTTCCCTTGCTTATTCTTATTCTGTATCTCATCAACAATTGATTTCACAACTTTACATACTGTAATAGCATATCTTAATGCACATATTGACTCTATTCCCTCGCCTTTATATGATTTTTGATTGTATCTAAAAATATCAACTGTTTCTGTCAACCTGTGATATATCACCCTAAGTTTCCATTCTTTTGTCATTGTTTCACCCACTTTCTATCTATTTAAGAGATTTTATTGTGTTAATAACATTTGACCGCTTAACGTTTGCATGCAATCTGTCAACAATTCATCCAAGTCTGTGTACTCGTAGTATCCAAAATTATCTTTTTCGTACTCAAAAAGCAAATCAATAGATAGCATAGAGTTGTAAATTAAATGATATATTCTGCATAAATCTTTTTTACGCCACGGTCTCGTTGACGCAATTCCGACAAAACTCTTTGTGCTATTGCATTGCATGATTAGATACTTATAGAGACAATTTGTTTCAAAGTCACCATCTCCATTTTCAATTGCACGCTCAATAACGTCAATTATCTCGTCAAGTCTATGTTGAATGTATTCAACAAGTTCTTTTTCTGTCATGATATCACATTTAACTCCGATTCTTCAATACTGTCAATATCAACGATTACCAAACGGATAAAATCTTCCATTTCATCAACAATTAAAGATAATTCTTCTTCGACTTCTTTAATCTCATCAATGTACTTACTGTCTTGACAACTCTGCGTAATATGATTGATAACGATAAGCGCTGTTTTTGCTCTACCCCAAACCAACAGATATTCGCCGTCTAATTCAAAAATATTACTACTATTGCAAATCTCACTTGAGCAAGAATTAAGTGGATTGCTATAGGTAGATTGGAACAACATCAACCTACTATTGTCTAGCAATTCACTCATTAATAGATTGCCTTTTAATTTAGATATATAAAACAACGTTGAAACTTTATCTAACACTCTTGATAGACTATACCTAATGTCGCTTAATTCTTTAGCCATAATTCTCCTATTCTTCTATGCCTTATCCTATAGATTTTAAAGCAAGAAAGTATCTCACGGTTTTATACTAAAGATGTAAAGTCCAACTACATGTACTAATGTTGTTACTACAAAATACACTAAACTCAAAATCCATATAGGCAAGTCTGTATCCCTCGCCATTAATGCACCTACTGTGAAAGCTAGCAGCACATTCACGATTGATACCCACATATGTATATCCATTAGTTTTCCTCCATAATGCTTTTAATCCTTGCGACTTGTTCGTATGTCATATTCTTTAGATTCTTTGCAAGCGACAACACCAAAGTCTTTTTATGTAGGCTAACAGCTGATAATTCAATCTCAAGACTATCCATACTTTGAAGTTCTGCTTTTTGTAATTCTGCAACTTGTTCATTGGATAACTCATAATGACCGATAATATTTTGAGTTAGGTTCTTTGGAATTTTTCGATTACCTCGTTCTATCGTTGACAAATATGCCGATGTAATGCCAACGGCTTTTGCCATTTGTGCCATCGTCAAGCCCTTATCTATGCGTATTTTCCGCAAGGTCTTTCCATATTCTGATAACAATATGATTCCTCCTATCTTTTTCTATAGATTCTATCTACCGTTGACCGATAGAACATAATCAATAGAAAAATCATAATACCTATTAAACCTAATTTGATTACACTATTAGTAACAAAGAAGTTAGGAATTGCGACTAGGTAAAACATGTACAGATACATCCACCTTTTTATATGTTGTTTCATTCTTCTTCACCTTTTTTGTTTCTTCCCAATCAACCGTAAATGATTCTGCAATTGCTAATATAACAATACACCCCGCAAGAAATAGTAAACATGCTGTCTTTATATTGTCAGTAAACAACATAATAACACCAATGACCAATATGGAGATTATATACTTTAAGGTAAAACTATTCACAATTTAATCTCCCTTTGCTTTGTTTAAAAGAATATTCATTGTTTCTACAAAAGCTAGTAAGATAATACAGCCTAATAAATTTCGTAAGATTTCTGCAATCTCTGGGTCTCTAAATACGATAATAAGTATAGTGAGTATAATAATTGAAATAATGTATTTTGTTGAAAAACTATTCATGATTTCTCCTTGCTTGATAATAAACTTTCTGCAATGCCCCAAGTAAACATCACAAATCCAATAAACATTAGACACTATTGACGGTCTGTACCTGTGAATACTGTGCCTGTGATTGCAATCAGTAGCATTGATACCATTACCCCGATAAGAAATCTATTCATAGAGTAGCCACCACCTCTCTACGTCTTGAATGAAATGTATTTCTATGTCCACAAATTGACGCTTCTGACTTGTTAGGATACCATGTTCTAACACGTTCGATACGTTCTTGTGATTCTTTATATAATATAGCTTTGTATTCGCCGTACTTAGAACACTTATCATGACATCCAATACTTCTATGTTCGCAACCCATGCATGGCGAACTTTTACACATAGCTAAACATTTCATCGTGCTTACCCCCTAATAAATAACTACAGTTTATTCCACTCTTTGACGGAATCCTACATGTTTTGTTTGTAGGAAATGTAATATATCAGAAGTAATATCGCTCAGTAACTCATAGATATTGCATGCACTATCTCCTTCACAATCAATCTGTCCGATACGCTCATAATATGCATTTTCCATTCTGTAAGATGAATCATATATAGCACATAGATTAGATAACACTTCATCTTCACAAAGGTCACTTAATTTATCAAATATAGGATTTGCCTTGCACCGTTTAATATGCATAACTAAGAGCACAACTAGCATTATTATATTGCGTGGTGCGCGACTTACCTGTAGATACTCTGATTTCTCTAACTCATGTTCGATTAAATCTAATTTAAGATGTATATAATTTACCAATATCTCAAACGATTTATTCATGAATATCACCGTATTTATCCTCTAGTTCTTTTATCATGTCGATTAAGAACGTCAGTTTTTGCATGTATTCCACTCTGTCAAAATTAATCATTGTGACTAACTCCATGTTTCTCATCATCAAGTCCTCAATACTTTTGGCTAGCATTCGCATGGATTTTAACAGAATAATATCTTCACGTTTTGGCTTACTCCGTTTTGTCTTGATATTGACCGTTAAGTTCATTCCATGCGACTGTAACATGTTTGCCATCGAATGCATTGTACACTTTAATGATTTTGCATTGCATTCATTATCTTTAGATTCATCTACAGTGCTATACATAGCAACATTCTCAAGTTCGCATGCTATATGAGATATCATGCAAATATTTCCCTTGAAAGAATCGCTTGTTAGTTTCATTTTTGTTCTCCTTAGTGAATTACAGTAGGTTTAGAATACTTTAGATTTTGTTCTTGCACTGCTTTCCTACCGATACAACATTCAATACTGTCCAGCATGTACTCAACTACAGCTTTAAATTCCGATAGATTAAGCGGTAGTTCTTCAAACGGTTTAATATCCATATCCATTTTCTGCTTGATATTCAATAGTAGCAAGCATACGGCTGTTACCGTTGCTGCGTCTACCATTTTGACACTATCGCCACATCCTGCAGTTTCTTTCTGTAGTTCATCTACATATACATTTATAATGTCTGTAATCATTGCAATATACATGTAGATAGAACTACCGTAGATAGATAACCGTTTATTGTCTAAAGAGACATCATCGACTACGATTTTCTTTAGCTTACACGTTTGTTGTTGTAACGTGTTTACCAACTGTTCAAACGTTGTGTTTTTCATCTGTATTGCTCCTGTTATCTAACGGATAGATTTTGCTCGTGTAAAAACTTTTGTAATAGTGAAATCGCTTTGTGCAGGTCGCTTAGAACTTTCTCGCTGTCAATATTTAATGCGTTAAGTTCTCTACAGTACTCTTCTACAGAATTTTCGAGAATGATTAATCGTGTTGCAAAAGTACCAATACTTCTTAATTTAACGTATGCTTTGTGGCATTCATGTTTATAATCGCCTACATTGGTATCGATTTCGAACAACATATAATAGATTGCCAAAGTCACACAATTCTGTTGAAAAAACTCTTTATCAGAACCAATGAATACATTGTTTGAGATAAATCGCCAACGTGCTGTTGATAAATGCTCTTTTACCGCCTCTAGCAACCTCCCAACTTCATCTGACCATTGAATAGAAATCATACCGTTAATGGATACTTTATATTTTTCAGTTGTTTCCATGTCTAATAGTTCTCCTTTCAGTTACAGTTAATTGACTACTCCTTACTGTTTAATAGGTGGAATATGTTTCCATAAAAAATGCTGTAGTTTTAAAATCGCTCCACGTAGTTCACATAGAACCGCTTCACCGTTGACACCAAGCTCCAGTAATACCTTTTTGTGAGTTTCAACAACGTCCTCAATAACAATCAGTCTACTAACAAGCGACCCAACATGCCTTAGTCTAACAATTCGACCGTATTCCATGCACGTATATTCTCTTACGCATTCCTCTGCTTCTGTCAGCATGTTGAAAATCGCCAATGCAGTACATTTAGGGTAAAACATCACACTGTCATTTTCTGTTAGTTCATTATCCTCAATAAAATAACAATATGCATTTACCAGCTTGCTGTCTACATAATTAAAAATCTCTTCCAGCTTTTCATCGTATTGGATGATTTTTGTCTTTTCGTCATCCCATCCATAAAGACAATAACCGATTTTCTTAATATCTAGCGCCGCATTCTTTAGTCTTGCCTTGATTTCGTTACGGTCAATAGTATCAATCGTTGCTAGAATCTCATCGATTTGGTTTTCCACATTTCCATAGCACCGTTTAATTTCTCTTGTTTCATTGTCTGTCATTGTTTCACCTCTGTTTCTTTCAGTAGATATGCCGATAGGCTTATCTCTGAGTTTTCTATCAAATGTCTAACCTCAAGTCCATCTACCCCAAGTTCGTCAAAATATTTATACCTATAGATTATAGACTGTTTAAGAATCTCTAGCTTTTTCCACGCCTTGCCTAAAGTCTGTAGTTTATTCTTGCTAGTTTTGACTTGCGACAATGTTCTTAGAATACTCTCTAAAGCACCACTCACATATATACAGTACATTTTGTTTTTAAACTTATCGTTATCTATCTTTTCGATATTCGCTGTTTTTAATATCTTGATAGCATTAACGATTTTAATCACCGTATAGAAGATTATAGTATTCATTCGTATTGTGTCCATAGCACTCCTAGTAGTTTTTAATAATGAGATGTTTAGCTGGTGGTGAATTTGGCTTATCAGTTATGTGCATTGCATATCGTTTAGAATACTCATCAACGATATATTCGTTGTACAACCGCCTTGTAAAGTCTGTGGCATTTAATATCATTAAGATTTTAGCTTTAGACTGTTTAAACATCCCACATAATTCTACATGCTCTTGTTCTTTGAATGGATTTCCTTTGTTACCATAACAAGTGTATGCACAATCATATGGAGGGTCTAAAAAGATAAAGTCATCTTCTGTTGCCATGTTCATGATTTCTTTGTAGTCTGTATTACATATCTGTGTATTCTTTAGTAACTCAACATGTTTTTCTGTAACCGTCACTGGTAGGTTAGGTCTACCTACATATGAGTTGTTATAATGTCCTTGACTGTTGACACTGAACCTTGACCCATGGCTTAGTTTATTCAAAAAGTGATATAACGTAGATTCGTGATACTTACTGTCTTTTAATCCGTTGTAACAATCTCTTAGTTCATTAAAGAGTTTACGTTCACGGTCTACATCTTTCATGTTACCAATAGTAGACTTTAATTCTTTAAGTTCTTCTATCACCCTGTTGCCGTCTGTAACGATACCTCTATAGTAATTAATCAGATGTTTATTTACATCGTTGATTATTGCTCTGCCTAGTGGCTCTAAGTGAAAATATACCGCACCGCCACCAATAAAGGGTTCTATATATCTGTTATATTCCGCTGGTATGTAATGCTTGAAATATTTAATCTCCAGCTTTTTACCACCACGGTAATTTATCAATGGATTCATACTCCTCCTGCGTTAATCGCTTGATGTTTTCTAAATGTCCAATCATATAGATGTTTACTTAGCACATATAAGTTATAGATTTCTTGCTCAAGCTGGCTATACCCACTTAGTTTGTACCAATGATATAACGTATCAACGTATATATACATGTCAAAGACTTTCACTAGAATTGTTCTAATGTCTAGCTTGAATTGCTGTAACGCCGTATAGATATGTGCATGAGTTCTATCTATTGCATGGTACACTGAAAGAAGTCTATCAAACGGTTTCACATCGATACCATTCTCCAGTGCATGCTGTTTGGCTTTTTTCATTTCTTTATATACGTTTGTAATTGCGATATCGATAATCGCAAGGTCATCTTTTACCTGTTTGTTATATCTGCTAAAGAAATCAGTCATGGATAAAATTCCCCTGTTCATCGAACTGTACACGATACGGACAATCGTCTGTATTCTCATGCACCATATCTATCCCCATATGTATCATTGCGTCTTTTAGACTGCATGCATTATGGTCTTTCAATCGACACTTGATACAGTTTGATTCAAAGGCTTTTTGTGCTAGTATTGTCACCCAAGAATCTTCCTCATCCTGTCTTTCTCGTTTAGTAAACACATTAGTAGGCACTACCTCTATTGTGTTATCTCTAATAAGCCTTAACATCTGTTTCTTTTGACTATCGTCAAGACATTCCATTATCTCTTGAAAGAGATTCTGTGCGTATGTACTTATTGTTGTTGCCTTGCGTTTAAGTTGCCCTTCTAGTTGCAAGGCTTGACCTATATGTTGTGCTTCTGAAGCCATCAAGCACAATATCAACAAATTCGTTTTATTTGCTTTATTCAGATATTTGACCATTTCCACCTATTCCTTTTAAAAGATTCTCTTGCCTGTTTTGTTATCTAGCATACAAGTACTGATTACCTCTCCAGTTTCTTCATCTAAAGCCACTTCCTCTAGTGAATATCTGTTGTATGCCTTCGTACGACTTAACAACCAGCTGAGTTTATCCTCGATTTCGTAAAACTCTTTGTCATCATTTGGAGCACCAGTTCGCAATAACTCTTCATACTCTTTTTGGTTTTTATCTAACTGTTCATACGCTCTAGCAATCGAACGCAAGCTATCAACTAGATTATTATGCACCGAATATACGTATCTATCGTATGAAATTAGAGAATCCACATCATGGTGATATACTATGTATATTTTATCCATTGCTATTTACCCGTAGACCCAATCCCACCGTTACGTGTATCTGTGGAATTATCATCATCTGTGAGTAAGTATTTCATGAAAATTCCCTGTGCTACTCGTTCGCCTTTTTCTAAGATAATATCTTTAGTATCAAGATTAAGTAGTGGCAACTGAATGTGACCGTCATTATCTACATTCTCATAGTAATCGCTGTCGATAATTCCTGTGGCATTCACCATGATGACATCACGTTTGATTGCCATGCTGGAGCGAATATGTACGGCTAAATACTCATCGTCTAACATGTAGGCTTTTAATCCAGTTCCTACTACAGTTAGCTTACCAGCTGGTAGTACCGTGCGTTGTGGTACTGAGATGTCATACCCTGCACTGCCTTTAGTTTTTCGTGTAGGTAATACGGCTGTATACCCTTTGATGGATTCAAATCCACGTGTTCTTTCTTTCATGCTTATTCTCCTTTTAACTCTAAAGCCAAAATCTGTGTAATGTTGGCTAGTGATGTTTCGATGGATTTAACTTCTTTACCGATGTCGTCACGTGTTTTACTTTTAAAGTCTGTGTTGCTTGCAACTTTATCAAGGAATCCAAGTAACTCGCTACTTTCATCACTAAGTTCGCCTATCGTTCTTCCCACACTCATAACTAAGTCTGTATCAAACATGATGATATACCTCCCTATATTGTCTATTTTCCTTTTCCAAACGTTGGATTCGGTGTTTAATATCACTAAATACTAACCATAACCACAACGCTCCGATTCCAAACATCCACCATAATGTGGATGCGTTTACTGAGTTTAAATTATTTTCTGCCAACAATCCACCTACTATGAAAGCAAGCGCATATCCAACTGTTGACGTTCTATTACTGAATCTCATCATTCCATTTCTCCCTTTGGTTTAAACAACTTATAACATTTTTATTTCTCTCCTTTTTTGCTGTTAATATCTACTAAGAAATCTTTTAATGTTTCTAATGTCATAGCAATAACTTCATTAACTACCCTATCTGTTTTATCTTTTGTTTCTGTATCTTCATTGATTGACTTTACTCGCAACTCTAGGAATTTAATTAAAGATGAGTAATCCTGTTGCAAAAAGCTGACCAGTTCTTCTTCTGATAATTGATTCATAATTTCTCTTGCTGCTTTTTCTACTTTATTCATTATCTTCACCTCTTCTGTTGATAAATTTCCAACACTTGTACGCCGTATCTAAACTACAGCATACATAGGTTCTATTTGCCATGTGATACCTACACTCTAAATAGACCCGATTGACGTTTCTATTCCTGTACTGTTGATATACTGCCCGTGGAATACTACCACACTTATGACACCGTTGAATCTTCTTCACATTCTTTTCAATGCCGTCATTTACTAGCAACTCTCTTGTTTCTGGAATACTTAAATGAGTTTCTCTAAACTGTCGATTGTATGACTTGTATTTGTCTTTTTCACTCATTTGTTTCTAAAATCTCCTTTCTTGTTTATATAATAGCACGTTTTCAGAATATTGTAAATACTTTTTGGAATAAATATCTCTAAAAAATAAAACACACCATTTTTACTTGATGTGTTTTCAGAATGTTATTTCTTATGTTTTGTCTTTTTCTCTTTAGGTTTCTCAATAGGTACTTCATCGCCAAGTCTAAATCCCCATAATGCACAATCGTACATATCGCATTGTCTAACCTCTTCTTTGACACTACAGCAACATTCCATGCATTTCTTAACGATTGCTTGTATTGGTGTTTTCACCTTGCGTATACTACCCATATGCTACTCCTTTTGAATTTGCTTTCTAAGTGTTACTAACTCTTTAACATGGTCAATGTGTTCAAACACTCTGATACCTCGCTTGTTATGTCCACCGCTTAGTTCAACAACCGCTGTACCACTGTTGGATGGTCTATAGCCTTTATCTGCGCTATAGCCTCCCCATCCAAGAAATGACCCTGTTTGAATATCGTAACGTTCTTTTAACGTCCAGCATTTAGCATATCTATTAGGCTGTGCCACTAGCTTGCGTTCATAGTCTGTCTTATGTAGATGTTCAAAGAATGTTATATCCGTCTGTAGCCATTCCATCGCATTAGGTCTTTTAGAGTTGTGCCATGTGCCAATAACATAACAGTTTTCACGTACATTGATAAAAGCACTAGCACATCCGTGGTAAAACGGCTTATCAAGCATGTAGGCTAACATCTGTTCGGGAATCATCTTGCCGTGCTTTAATGCACGTTCATATCCGTGGTTTCCACTACGTACGAATAATATTCTGTCTTTGATAGGCTCTAGCATTTTTACCGCCGTCAACACTTGTTCAGACCCATGTATGTTTTCCTCGAATAAAGAACTTGCGGTAGTAGTGCTACTTCCGTCTGTCGAATCACCACCAATGATTACATACATGTTTGGAATCTCTGCGACACTCTTGATGAATTTTTCAAAGACTTCTTTGTTGTGATAAATGTTGCCGATGTGTATGTCAGATACATCTGCTAGATATACATAATCTGCGTCTAAACGTACGCTCAACATATTGTCATTTAGTGATTGTGCTGTAATATTAATGGTTATTCTCCTTTACCTTTATTTGCTGACTTTCTAGTACATGTGCTTTCTCCTAAGTGATTCTGACAAAGAATACACATTGTTTCTTTATCTTTAAACGAATCATGTAGATATTCGGGAATCATGCATTTAGTTTTGTATCGTAGCTGATTATTTCTAACTGTTGTTTCTACCCACGTTTCCTTGGCACTGTCGCATGGATACCGTAGTTTATTTTGTGGTGTTGTTGCCACATAGTACCCACGTTTATTAGATAGCATATCTTTGTCTAACACGCCTTGACGTATCATTCTAATGATTGTACGCATGCTGTCTCTCATCGCCTGTCTTACTGCTTTAGATACGTATTGTTTACTGTATCCCATTTGGTCTGCAATCTTTGATATTTTCATTTGATAGCCATATCGAAGCCACATCATATGAAATTTTTTCTCCCCGATTTTACGTTTGACCGCAAGACATGCTTTTAACATCGCCTTGTTATCCTCTTCACGAATGATTAACTCTTCGGGAGATTCTACAAACGTTTCACCATACGATAACAGCTTCTTGTATATCCTCGCCTGTTTTCTATCGTCTGTAAACGCTTGAAATGAGTCCATACGATATAGTCTCTCTAGTTCGATTATCTCGTTGTAATTTTCTGCAAGAAAAGAAATCAATGTTATTGCCATACTGTAAATCTCCTGTCGTGTTTAACAATCCTCTTTGACCTAACAAGTGATTGACACCTATCGCAATAATACTTACATGTTACAATCATTCCGCATGGTATTTCTTTTGACCCATGCTTACGATTTCGCTTGTTCTTTTCTTTTGTTTCTAAATAGATTACCTCTTTATATTGGCTCTCAAGATAATCTAATATTTCGTTACTATCGTCTCCACTAACTCCTAACAAATACATGTTGCCGTCATTGGCAATATCTGCTAAATAGTAGTGTATAATCAAATTTTGCTTTCCTTTTTATAAATCTATATATCCATTAGACCAATTCTTTTTTGATAAGAATTGAGTTAATAGATTGTTTTGTTGAATTAAATACGTTAAGTAAATGAATAAAAATGTCTCTACCAAAATAAAGATAAATGCAGTCCATAATGTCAACGTGTTCATAATTCTTGCTCCATTTCTTTAATGACTTTTACTAGTGGATTTTTGGCTTGCGTTTTATGTACGGTGAAGTCACAAGAACTCTCTTTACATCCCTCACACAGACCCATGACCGTAGAATTAAAAATAGGTGGATACTGTACGTGTAATCGCTTGTAAATCTCTAGTGCTAGTTCTTTATGTTCATCGCTGGCTCTATTGCATAGTCTTTTCTGTAGATATTCAAACCACACTCGTAAATTTCCAGTGATATAAAACTTTACGTTTGTCATGAGTGGCAATACATAGGCTGCATGTTCTTTAGACTCACCACTATCGACTAGTAGTCCATAGGCTTCAACACTTAGTTTCCACAACTGATTGATAGTATCGTTGAGTTCTTTGTCTTTCAGTGGTAACTCATAGTACCCATTCTCCGTGATATCCTTCCCACGTGTGGATTCAACCGTAAAGCTGAAATGTCTGTGCCTTGTAATCTGTGCTAAACACTTTTGACTGCACTCTACTTCAAACGTTGCATTCGCATGTTCTAGCAAGGATAGATGACCAGCACCAACTGCTTTTACTAGTGAGTTGATACTACATTTTGCACCATAGCACATACTCATGCCGTTGATACATTTATTTAAAGACTCTATATATTTTATTTCTACCCTCATTTGTATATAACTCCCGTCTTTTTATTGCGTTTTCCAATCTTACGAATCCTTGAGTAGTTAGCCCTGCAACGACATAGAGGACATCTTTTATCTTTCTTAGTAATCCTGTATAAGTCACACATATACCATTCATATGTCCACCAGTATTGCTTATAATTTCTTAGACAATACTCTCTTCTAGGACTTATTTTGCTGATTTCTTTTGTGTTCATAATGATTTCGACTGTACTGGAAACAAAAGGGAAGATTCCCCTTTGTTTCTACTATACTTGTTATCCCAAGACTTTAACGTTAAGCCACTGTCTACCGAACTCAATAGCTTCATCGTATGTATCCATAAAGATGTCTAATCTGTCAGTGTATCCACCGCCAAATCTATCTTTTACGATATACTCTTGCCCGTTTACTAATACTTTTGTACCCAATGGTAAATCGTCACTAGCCACTGCCCCTACATGTGGATACTCACCATTTGCCATTACGTTACCAGTGTGAGTGTATGCACTCACGTTCATCAATCGTTCTGCTTGCACATTGTTTCCTAAAATAATAGGTACTATCGCAAGCATAATTGCTAAGATATACTTCATAAAGACCTCCTACAAACAAAATATCAATCAATAGTAATTCATACCGCCATTGATTTTAAACTCATGTAAAATACGAATATAATCTCTTTCAAGTTCAATTCCTGTCAATTTAGAAAGAAAGTTTACTTGATTCAACGCATATCTTACTTGATTAGCTGTTGTTCTTCTATCAATTCGTTCATCCATGAAAGTAGATAGATTGTATTCTGCACACTGCACTGCCTGTTCATAGTATCTAGTCAGTAGTTCTCTTTGATTGTCATTCAAATCGTTTGCAAAATCTTTGTAGTCATACATAATAATCTCCTATAGACTAAATAATAAGCTATCTTGAGATAACCATTCGGTTCGCTCTTTCTGCTGTTCGATAACTGTCTTACGAATCTCTTCGGAAATCTCACGTAAGACTTTTACCCCTTTATGCATCATGCCTTTTTGATGTTTCTTTCCTTTGGATATTTTTAGTGAGAACTCACAAAATACTGGTTTATCCTCACGAATTATGATATGCTCCTTTTCAAATCTAATTTCATAAGGCACGTTATCTACTGTTTTTCTAAACGTTTTACCATTTAGATATTTATCTACATTTACTTGTTCGATAAGATAACATGCCCTATTGTCGCCGTGGTCTAACCATATAGGGAGCATTCGTATTTCAATGTTTCTTGCCATTAGCTCACCGCCTTTGCTCGTTCTCTACAACGCTTTTTATACTCACGTCTTTGCCTTCTTGTTTTTTCTTTTAAACATTCTTCCGAACAAACAATTTGATTGTATCGTTTTGTCATAAACTGCTTACCACATATAACGCACGTCTCTTCATGTACGTTTGACTGTCTTTCAACGCCTTTATCTCGCATTCTCTTTACACGCTCTAATCTACATGGATAAGAACAAGTTTTTTGAGCTGGACTGCTTGGCTTAAAAACAAGACCGCATATTTCACATGTTTTTAGCACTTCCGCTGTTTTTCTACACTTTTTTTCTGATTTTTCTTTAGGTTTTTCTTCTTTTGGTGGTACATAGCCGTACACCATGCGACCCTCTCTTGATACTCCAGCTGTACATAATTCACATTTTGTTTGACAATCGCCTTGCACTGTGAACGTTGCACCGCATGCATGACATTTCCTTTGCATAATTCCTCCTGTTATTCTTTAGATTTTAAAACTATCGACTTTTCTTTGTGTTTTCCAATCTTCAACTTTATTCATACGCTCTTTTACTTTGTCAGCATATTGTTGCATTTTATCTTTGGATAGACTTAACAATTCTTTTACAAGTTCACATCTTCTTTTGTTATAACTTGACATGTGTTTAAAGAAAAATAAACGTGTTTCATTCTCAAATAATCCAACTCGAAATACAGAGATATATCCAAGACTAATATTAATACGATATTTTTGACCACTGAATTTTACAGTATTGTTGAAATATTCAAGATTTGGATTAATTCTTAGATTTTTAACCCTATATGTTACAACGCCTTCTTCTTCTAAATCAAAACTAATCAGTTCATCCATTGGTTTCACTCCCATTTATATTAAACTGAAATGTTAATCTTGTTCTTTTGCTCCCATTTCTTTTTTCGCTCTACATACTCTTGCATTTCGGATTTAAACAGTTTAAGAACATTTTGAATATCATCGATGACGTTTTCACAAACTGGATTATCCTGTTTTATGCAGCATAAAGTACAAAACGTGTTTCCGCCGTTTTTATTCGCATAAATATCGAACGACCTTTTAAAAATAACAAATTCATATGTAACACCATCAATTTTCTTTTCGCACCTAAACTCAAAAAGGCGCTTGTTTATTTGTAGATTGTCAACAATATAACACTCTTTAAATGTTGGCACTAAGTCAAAACTGATTAATTCCTCCATTGGTTTACTCCTTTAAAATGAATACTCGATAGGCTTTTCCCGTTTCCATTCTTCATAAGTCTTTTTCAAGCAATCTTCTTTCCTTTGTTTTTCTAAACAAACTTCTTTAAGCTGTGGTTTAACTTTATTTATGGCTTCGATATACAAATCAATATATCGTTTTTCTATCGTATAGCCATCGCCTATTAATGACCTTGATGTTATTGTTTCTCCGCAGTATCCCTCTATACAGTGATTAAATGCATTGATAAATTCTTCATTAAAGAAAATAACAAATCCTAGTCTATCGTCACCTCTCATGTCGAACATAGTCCCGACGACATTCTTGTCAAAATACTCAACTTTTACTTTATACTTGTTGATACTTTTATAGCCGTTTACGATAGGTGTAAACGTGAGTTTAAATAAATCGTTCATGATAACTCCTATATGTTTTCGTAACGTTCATAACATTCGCTAAATAGACCATCCAAACTATCCCCTAGAAGTAATTCTTTGTAAGTACTTGCTAATAACAACAATTTGCCTACACTCTCCACCTTATCCCCAAAGGATAAATAGCTACATCCGTCTAGCTCCTCTTCCACTTGATTTAGTAAGTCTTTATATTTTTCTCGCAAGAATCCTACTTGTTTCTTGCTGAGTGATTGTCTAAATTCTACATTCGTCATACTTAACTCCTATAGTGTAAACTCAAAAGGTTCTTTTTCTAGCCACAAAGCCTTGCGTTTCTCTTTTGCAAGTTCTTTGTCTCGCATTGTGTTTCTGTACTTTTCCATCTCTGGCTTTAACATTTTGAGTGCGTTAAGGACTTCCTCTAAGTCATCTGCGTCAAGATAACTGAAACGGTTGTATGGTATATCAACTAATCTAGTTTCACCATCTATATCCACATCGTAAGGATAATCGTAGAATGACTTTAATTCTATACCCAAACTTCCGATTTTAATCGTATATTCTTGATTTTTATCTTTTTCATTTACAACGGAAATCACAGCACCAAGCAAATAGTAATCCACTTTATCTACTTGAATCCGATAGCATTCATAAGGTGAACAATAACAATCCCAGTCTGCTATAAACTTTAGTTTTAACAAATCACTCATACTTAACTCCTATAGTGTTAATTCAAAAGATTTTTGCTCTTGCCATTCTTTTTCTACCTGTTTCTTTTCAACAATTTCATCATAACGCCTTTTCATAGCTGGCTTTAAAATCTCAAGTGCATTTTTCGTTTTTTCTAAATTTTTGTTTTTCACAAAACAACCGCTTTTATTTGAATAGATTACGATTTCGTCCACTTGTGGATTACAGATTTTTAATTTTATAAAACTATTGCCCAAATCTATCGAATACAACCTATACCCATCACTTTCTTTAAAAACTTCAATTCTTTCACCTGCTAGATTCTTATCCACGTAAACAACATCAACCTTCCACCCTTCTTCGCTTTCTTCTCTAATATAATACGGTTCAAACTTTAGTTTTAATAACTCGCTCATTTATCCATTCCTTCCCAATACTTAACGATAGATTCTCCGATTTCTTTAACTAAAGGTACAGTCACACTGTTTCCCGCCTGTCTGTATCTTTGAGTATCACTAATCTCGGCTGGTATTCTATCGAACTGTTCATCTGTGAAGCCTTGCAATCTAAAGCATTCACGTGGTGTTAGCTTTCTAACTGTTATTACACGGTTATTCTTTAGCTTACATACGTTCGGATACATAGTTTCGTCTATTTCGATAGGCTGAAAAACTTTAGGCGGTTCTTTATAGTCTGTCGCCGTGAGTGCTCCGATATGTCCAATAGGATTATATACTCTACTTCTTTGGTGAGTTATATCCCCTCGATTAATAACGTCAATACCATATAGTCCAGTTTTACCGCCAACGCCACCACCAGCACAATTAACTGTAGGGGTTATGCCGTCTACTTCATACACACGATACCCCTGTGGTATTTTCTCGCGGTGCTTGTTCTTTGGAATATCTTGACCGTATAATCCAGTGTTTACTCCAAGTCCACCATGCGCTGAGCTTAACGTGCAACTTACACCATCAGTTTCAAACACACGATAACCTTGAAAACAATCGTTATTATCTAAGCCATCAAGCTTTTTAATACCTTTTCCGCCGTCTCTTGCTTTAGGTAGTATTTCATTCCGGGGTTTTCCTCCATGATGTCCAATAAGGTACACTCGCTCACGGTTTTGTGGTACTCCGTAGTTTTTTGAATTATACACTCTCCATTCAAGATAGTACCCTCTTTCTGCCACTTGATAGAGGATTTCAAGGAAGTCTTGCCCCCCTACTGGATAAAGCTCCTTTAACATTTTCAAAGAGTAACCATTCGGGTTTACCTTTTCCACTTTCTTCTCGTTCGTCAATAAGTCGCATGACTTCATAAAACAGACCACTCCTTTCGCCATCTAAACCTTTGATTTTACCTGCAACTGATAAATCTTGACACGGCGAACCGAATGACCATAAATCTGCATGTGGCAACTCATCGCCTTTAACTTTTGTGATATCTTCTGCTGTCCATAAATCGTGTGCATTGTGAATCGCAAGATAAGACTTCCTTGCGTACTTATCAATCTCAATCCATCCAACGCACTGCATACCAGCTTGTTCCAGTCCACTGTGAAATCCACCGATTCCAGCGAACATGTCAATAAACTTTAGCTTTTCCACTATCGTTACTCCTTTCAAATTAAACAAACTCTTTAATTACTGAATAATATTCACCTGTTACGCCATATCCAACTGTAAACCCATTGATATCTCTGTGAAATACCAAGTCTTTAAACTTTATAGGGTCTTTGCAATATTCTGCTACACAATCGAATGCCTTACACTCTTTTTTATACTTACCAATTAATTTATGTTCACCATCTTTTGTAAAATAAACAAACCAATATAATTCCATAGTATTACCTCTTGTAAATATAATAAAAAGTATAGTGACTGCCGTAGTCTATCATCGTGTATTCATCGTGATAAATTCCACGGTAATAATACGGCTCACATCCTTTTGACTTTAAAAACTCAACGATACAATCAAAGGCTTCATCCTCTGTATTAAATGTATTGATATATTCCTTATTGATACTGTCGCCGTAGTATAAATCATACGTATTCGCCATTGATTAATATCTCCTCGATTACATAATCTGTATCAAACGTATCTATTGCCATTACAGCACGGCGCATATTCTCTTCAATTTCATTAGTAATGCTATCTTTCACAAATCCAAGCTGGTCTGGTAAGATTCTAAAGTTATTTGCGTCAAAGTATGTATCTAGGTTAAGTGTAACCGTAGCCTGTATATGCATTTGTTCTTTATCCATAGCTTTCTCCTTAATAGATATTTTCGTCTACTATTTCATAGTCATACAAAATGTCGATAGAATCATTTTTAGATGAACTCTTGCCTAGAAATGCGTGCAGTATTTCTCTAAGCATTTCTTCATCGCATGGTTCTTGACCATAGTCTTTTACTTTGATTGTGATATTAAACCTACCACTTGCTTCAATATATCTTTCCGTCATAAATGTTCCCCATTAAAAAATATCCAACACTTCAATATCATATACTTTAGTAATATCCTTATCTCTTGTGATATACTTTACAAGATTTTTGATATGCTCTTCTTTTTCCTCGTATGTTGTTTCGTAATCTTCGCCACTCATGAAAATTTCCATATTGATTTTCACTTCTACATCTTTAAAAAATCCATTTTCAAAATTGTATCTATGCATAATTACCTCCTCGTTTTCTATAGTGATATATCATAACAAGCGAACTCAATCCTAGGATTGTCACTGTACCGTTTTTTCACCGATAGATTTACTATGAGTGAATCATCAGTCCATATGTGTTGATTTAATGCGTCCAGTACACCTTTCACATAGTTATCAACATCAGGCTTTTTAGTCGGTACGATTGCCCCCTCTAGCATTAACTGCTTGTTCTTTTTCGATGTTGATTTAGGAATAGGCAGATACACATCAAGATTAAATTTAAAAGGTACATCAATGAGATGTTCTTTCTTTGGTACAGTATCTTGAATGAGTTTCTTGTATGCTTTAGACTTTGGCGGGTCATATACCCTTGTATATCCACCAAACGTACTAAACCGTGGTCTACCCTGTGCTACTGGTATTCCCTCAACTATGCCACTAAATAGAATCATGCTGTATAGTCTCCATATACTCTAATAGTAGACTTTTCTCACCGTCTAATCGTTTGATTAGTTTCTGTAGTATGTCTAACTGTTCTTCTTTAGTTTCTAATTCGCAAGCCTTATAACACAGCTGTTTATCATGCTCTAGCATATCTGCTATTGACTTTAGCAAGTATGCGTCATTCTTCTTGATTTTGCTCAATGTCAACCATTACCTCCCACACTTCTTGCTGTAATTCTTCAATCGTTAATCCTGTTGTATCAATAATGTAGTCGCATTTATCTTTTAGACTTTCCAATTCAATCTCTGAGATGTCTTTCATGTATTCAAGCGTTACATCCCCGTCACGTTCTTTCAACCGTTTAATGCGCTCTGTATCATCACATTCGATGTAGATTGAATAATCTTCCTTGAATGCTTTAAACTCGTTTTTAAACCTACAGTCTGTAATTACATAGTCTAATTTATTCCACCTGTATTTTTGCTGTTTCATCTTGTTTCTAACAGCTTTTACCCAAAACAAAGGGTCAACCTCACGCATTAACTGTCCCAGCTGTTGATAATACCACCGTGCATACTGCTTGCCTTGCTTAGTAGGTTTTACTCGATGAATTTCTTTCAATAGGTTATATACACGGCTTTGGTCAGTGAATCGTTCTTCTTCAAATTGACTACAGATTATATGCAAGCCGTGGCTAGCAGTGGTATTTTCTGTTTCTGTGATAACCTCTTTGAGTAAATCTGCGAATGCAAATTGCTGAACATCCATAATGTTAGCAACCGTAGATTTACCGCTACCCATTTTACCTATGAGTATCATTTACTTTCCCCCATTCATATAAGGACAATGCACGGCTACATTACAGTAATCTTTACAACGTCTACCGTTCCATGTTTCTTTAGGTGTACACATCTTAGGTAATTCTCCTGTATCAATCGCATGTAATAACACTCGCTTTTTATACTGTGCATAATTCCAAAGTCTTTCATCATTCATCTTTGGTAATTTGATTAGATAGCACGGCTTTTTAAGCGGTGTTTCTTTTAGCTTAGATTCGGGTTCTTTGATAATGCACTGTAGATACATATCGTTGATTTCTATACCATTCTTAGCAAGCAAGATACGATATAAATTTTGTTGTTTACAGTAGTCACCATAGTCATGCAGTCCATTAGGCTCTTTAGTCCAATGAAGTCCAAATCGCTGTTCACCCTTATTCTTACCTCTAGTAATTTCCTTGTATCCTCTGTACATGCTGTACCCCAGCATACTGGCTACTTTGTAAACACTAGTGATTTTATAGTCATATAGAGTTTTACCTTTTAAGTCGATACAGTCCATTTGACCTGTAATTCCGTCACTCTCAAGCCTAAACTCGCCAGCATATCCAATTGGTAAACAGTCCTCTAAGATAGCGTGGCACGCTGTTCCGATAGCGCTAGGTAGTATTGACTGTGGCTTGATTAATTCGCCATGTGTAGCCTTTAGATACATCTGCAGTGTAGGTGACAATAGTTCAGTCACACTGAAATGCCGTCTGTTTAAATCTCTAGTTCGACTTGCGTATACTAACAACGGTAATGCAAGACAACGTTCTTTTCTCCTACACTGTTTAATACAGTCACTGCATGATATGACCTTTTTGTCTGGACACATAAAGTAGTTTTCCATAATTTCCTCTCCTTTTGGTTATAAAAATATCCATGAGTAAATACTGTTGTCACTCATGGATATTTCTTGTTGTTTATTTCTTTTTAAACACTTCTAGTAATTCATTCCCTGCTTTACTGTTTTGTACAGTCGCAAGTGCTGTTTCTAGTGGTGTTTCGTTGATGTGATACAACGCTTGAATTGCATTTGTGGATGAACCACTAAGCATTACCACTCCTTGCTCATCGTGACGAACTGGTGAGTTCTTATATCCGTATGCATTGATATTCCAGTATACAATTCTAGGTAATTTGTACCCATAGCTATCTGCAATCTTTTTAAAGGCTTCGTGATAAGAACAACCATGTACTTTATCCACTCCTTCATTGAATTGCATGTCGCTCAAGAATAACAATGTTGGAATATCTTCATTTGTTAATCCATTATCTCTAGCTGTTCCAAACACCAAATGCAATACAGACTCAATGTTTGTATCTTCTACAATACAATTTTCATTAAGATGATTGAATTTTTTACACACTGTATCGAATTTAGATAAGTCAAAATATCTAGCCTTACTGCTAAATGTCACGATTTTATCCCGATACGGCTGTGGCAATTTTTCTGAAAAATATACAGCTAAAGACGCGCCAATTTGTTCTGGAACACCCCACATGCTAGCACTTGTATCTAACACTGGTAAGAATTTAACATCAGTCAATTCTTGCTGTTTCAAAGACTTCCATGCAGCTTCAACTAAATCATTTGCTTCACGTGTTTGTTTCCACATCTTGTAAATGTCTTTAGGCTCTGACACTTGCATGTTCATCTTTTTGTCGCCACTGTTGACTGCCTTGATGTACTCGCTATATCTCTCACCATCGTTTCGTGCGAACGCCATTCTATACTTCAACATCGCAAGTGATGGAATGCTAGAGTAGTCAAAACTGTAGTCCTTGTTCGTTAAGAACGTTTCGACTAGTTTAATCTTCTTGCGAATACAGCTAAGTGTTTTGCGGTAGTCCTTTTCAGTCATATCTAAATACTTACATAAGACTTTAGCTTTATTTCTAGTTTCTTTACTACTTGCATTAATTGACGGTAGCCACTTCGCAAGTAGTGTAGGTGCTTTGGCTTTCATATCTTTAGCTAAAGCCTTTTTGATTACCTCTGTGAAAGTCTTTAGTTCTTCACCTTTGTAAGCACTATAGACAATCTCATAGTAATCATCTGCTCGACCGTACTCCATGCACCAATCGAACAGCTTCTTAGGTTTTACTTTTAAGCCACCAGCAATTAAGTACTGCATTGCCAATCTAAAGCCTTTACGTTCGCCTAATCCGTTGCGTACATCTCGCATATATCCAATCAAGCGAATCGTATTTTCTTTATCACACACTTTAGAGTTTTCTACTAAAGTGTAAATAGCTTGTTTTTCTTTTGTTCTTGCGTTACCAGCTTCATAAAAGAAATCTAAGAACGCATTATTTGTACTATCATATGCATTAGCACCGTTCGCTGTTTCTGCATTAGGTGCTTTTTCTAATGCTTTAAATAATTTGTCGCTCATCCTACTCTCCTCTTTGGTTCTTTGGTTAATAAATTATCAGTTTATCCCATATCAGTTGCTGTATGAGAAGTTGTTGAGTTTTCCACACACCTCTTTAAGGTTATTTTAATTAAACGTTCAATCCTAATATTTGATGTAAGAGGTGTTCTAATTTGTAGTTTACATCTACTTATAATTTATAAACATAAATAATAAGAAAGTTGAGAGGTCAAGGAGTTGCACCTCGACATATCATCATCTCGTCAAACAATTAAACATACACACTGCATCATTATATAGATTATGGTTTATGGAAATCTTTATTCTTGAATGTTTTTTGCTGTTCGCAGTGTTTGATTACTAGACTCTAATATTATCTCTATAGCCTTGATTTGAAATATTGCTGGTTGAGTCTATCATTTGTTTAATTGCTTGATAAAATGACGATACTGAACTGTCACCTCTCATGTAGTGACGGCTTGCACCGTCACATTGAAAGGAATTAGCGGAAACGTCAAGTATCCAGTAGGTGGTTTTCCCTACACCTATATAATATCACTTTTTATGTACTATGTCAACTTTTTAGAATATAATTTTTCTAAAAAAATATTAATCTTTAATTTTTATAGAAAGATTAATTGTTTCTAACAACCTCTGTCAGTGAAGCCGTCTCTGGATTATATTTAAGACGAAAAAAGATAGACCCTTTCAACGTACGTCTACTCTTTGCAATTTTAATCGATGTGATAAATCGCAAGGCTTCACGTTCTATTGAGTCAAGCGAAGTGTCAGTATAATACGGTCGCCAAACCAGTAACACTTGGTCTGCTATAGCTTTTAAGTTATTAGACCCTTTGATATTTGTAATCATAGGTTCAAACACTTTTTTCTTTGTACCATATGATTTTTGAGACTCTTCATTGAATTGTGCCAGCATGAGTAGTCTACAGTTGAATCGCTTGACAAAATCTTTTAGTGAATTGGCTTCACTGTTTTGTATCGCAAGGTCATCTACACCCGGTATTAGGTGAAAGTGGTCATATACGATAAAGTCGCTACTAAAGCCATCTGCCTGTAACAATCGTACGATTTCAGTCATATCTGCTACAGACTTGTTCGGTTCATCAACAATTCGCAGCCTATCTTTTAATTTTTCTTGCACTTGTTCATAGATGTGAAATCCGTTGTCTGTTTTCATGTAGGCTTGTAGTGTATCATCGTTCATGTGTAGTATCTCTTTGATAACCTCTGCTAAGAACTGACCCCTAGGCATTTCCATGGAGAATACTACTACATTATCGTTATAGTGAAGTATTCTATGTGCTACAATTTTTGAAGCAACAAACGATTTACCATGATTAGAGTAAGCCCCTAGGACTACTACCTCTTTTCGCTTTACACCTCCAATAGATTCATCAATGGATGGAAATCCTAAGCCTTCGCCCTCTTCGCCAACAAATTCTCTGAAATCTAAGAACGAATCTTCAAAGTTGTGCACTTTTGTAAGTAGTTCCTCGCTATCTGTTACCGATACTGATAAATACTCTTTAACCTCACTTAACGGCTTATCCCACCGCTTAGATAATATCTTTGCTACATCTGACTTAATCATCCCGTCACGAATAGTCTTGCAAAAGTCACTAGCGAATCTGTATTCATTTGTAGAGTCGCCAATCTTCTCAAGCCCAATATTAAGGCAAGCTATATCAAGCGGTTCTGTTTCTAGGTCTCCAATGCATACACCAGCTATGTGTAAGTCGTTATAGTCTTTCATTGAGTTCACCTATCGAATATAACATGATGTCAATTTGTTTACCTCTTGCTGTCATAAACTCTTCTGGTAAGCACTCACGTATGTCGTTGTTATCAGTGTATATCTTTCCCCTTGTTTTAACGAATACGTCAACCGTATCAGTTACAATTTCAGAATCAACGACTTTATATCGCTCGCTTGTTAATAGTGATAGATTTTCTCCATTCCAATCATCAATATAATCTAGCAAGCTAGGCTCTCTTGTTTCTTCTAGAACACGCAATAGTACGTCAAGATATGCTCCCCATTCGTTATTAGGCTTTAGATAGTACATCTTAAGAATCTTTTCAAAGAACGCTTTATAGAAGTCTGATAATTTATTGTATTCATCTTCACTGATAACAATTGTGTCGTTTACTATTTTGACGCCGTATTTACTGATACCAGTAAATCTACAAAAGTCATTAAGTACAACGTTTGTCATGATAGTTTCAAATCTAAAGCTTTTGATATATTGCTTGCCAAAATCTGACCGTCCATCTATCTTGTAAAATTTCATATCTATTCCTCGTTTTTAATTCTAAATGCACTACTTTTGGCGTATAACGCATACGGCAGCCACTCGATGTAATCTGTTAAGATTGTCTGTAGTCGCCTTAATCCAACTGTTTCCATGTATACATCGTTACAGTAAACTTCTACATTGATTTTATGCTTGGATAATCCAACCACATCTCTATCAATCGTTGCAATTTTAAACTGTAGCTTATCATTGCGTTTTAAGTCAAAACTATTAAACACTGTATATTTTGTTGTTTTCTTTAGCACTCGAATAGGCATACTATAAAATGGAAAATCTAGCATTAATTCCTCTCTTTCTATCACGTTGGATAAATTGGTACACGTACATTTAACTCTGGAGTGTACTTCATGATTGATTCTCTTGTTTTAATCAACGCATTTCTACCTGCGTCATCCTCTAGTGGATTGTCAACGGCTAATATAAATGTTACGTCACCTTTATATAATCGCTGTATCTCCATAAGTATCTTTAGCTGTTGTTGCGTTGGTCTACCTCCGAGATAGCCTACACATGCAAGTCCTTGTTCATGTGCTGATAACACATCAATGTATCCCTCAACCACGTGTAGCTTTTTCGTATGCTTAATCATCTTGACTGCTCGATGGTAATTAAACAACAAGCTACCTTTGTGGAATATTTCATTTTCCTTTGTATTCTTATACTTAGGCTTACCACTGTCTAATCTACGTTTAGAAAATCCAACGATTCGTCCATAGTGGTCTTGAATTGGAATGATAATCCCAGCTACATCAACTCCTAGATAGCCACCGCTGTCATACCCTAGCTGAAATTCGTTGATTGTGTCTAGTGATAATCCACGTTTGTTGACTAGGTAATCTGTCACGGTATTTACCTTTTTATGGAATGAGTTCGCTGTAATAGCATTCTCTCGATATAAATCTTTCTCGCGTTGATACTTTTCATCGTCTGTAGATACCTCATACTTATCTGCCAATGCTTCTACCGCTTGATAAAAGCTAAGAGATTCCATTTCACAATAAAACTTAATGGCGTCACCTGTAGCTCCACATGAATGGCAATAATACCGATTGTCTAAGATACAAAATGATGTATTGTTGTGACCACCATGAATAGGGCAACAACCACGATACACACCATTGATTAATTGTAACGGCGTATACTCTTGTACTAGGTCAACTAAGTCAATCTTGTATAACAATGTCTGAATTGTGTCCATGCGTTTCTCCTTTCTCTTGTTCCTTTCGTTGCTGTCTTTTTAAGGCTCTAATTCGCCTTTTTTCCTCTACTCGGATTTTTTCTTTCGCTTCCCAACGCTTATTGCGTCCACGTCTTAACTGAACTTTTCTCTTTTCTGTTTTGTAGTTCTGTTTGTATGTTTGAAAATAGTTATCGTCGCATTCCATCCATATATCTTTTTCGCTTCTATACTCTTTTCGTTGAATGTCATAAGCTGTCACTTCTCCACCGTCAAGCAATAGGTACGTTGTTTGTCTACCACGTTCAGTGCGGTATATTTCCGCTGTATCTAAGTTTACGTATCTGGCTTCGCCAATTTTAAAATAGAACATGATGTTATTGTCAATCTTTTTGTAAGATTCTTTTAACGTCATTTGCCTTGTGTTTCTGTACTTGAAAGGTCTGTTGATTATCTCCTCTTCAACGTTTACTACTTTTCTTTTTGGAAAGTAAATACCATAAATTTGCCTATCTCTGTCATAACTTAAATGTGCTAAGTATTTCATTACAGATATTTTGTAGAATTGTCTAGTAGGTCTCGGTCCATACTTTCTACTATGCACTCTACTAACCATTTAACCATTCCTCTACAGATTTTCGTTCATATTGTTTAGCTGTTTGCGCTGAATTTGCATTTATATGAACCTTACTGCTTAAATTCATTGCTTTATCAAATAGCGATGATAAGGTACATATTTCCTTATCTTCAATGTTTGTCAAATATCTAAATAGTAATGCTAAATTTCCCTCTTCATTGTGATTCAACCAATTTTGAATTTTAAAGAAATCTGCATTAGGCTTCCCATTTACGATAAAGCCTTTAACGGTACACTTATTCAAGTACAACTTCGCAACGTGCCACGACTTCTTTTTATGTGGCAATTTACTAAATTCTTCAATGTTCATTCCCATACTTCCCTTTCTGATATTCCAATATTCTAAAAAGTACCAAATTTATATTCCGAAAACATTGTAAAACATTTCACTTTGACTTGTCAAGCAATTTTAATTGCGTCCAAAGGTTCGTCAAAACTAAATCACTGATTGGTGCGTAGCGCCATTGCGTAGCAATCAAAGTCACAATGATGAAAGACTTTAAGTCAAAAAACACTGGGTTTCCTATTTAAAGAACGTAGTTCTTTAAATCAATCTATAGATTAATCAACTAATAAGATGAGAATCTATAAGATGAATAACATAAAGATAAGAAACCTATAGATACAAATCTAAAGATTACAATCTATAGATAATCATCCTAAAGATAATCTATAAGATAAGTTCTATAGATTCAATCCTAAAGGTTATCTATAGACTAATCTATAGTATAGTAATCTATAGATTAATATTATATCATATCGTGTCAAGTAATTTAACGTATTGTATAAATATATGTGTGCAAAATCAGTATATATCAATCATAAAGGTATTGTCACTCGTTTCAAATACTGATATTCCCTACAGTTTTTATGCATTAGAAAAAAGCAAGAGTATATTCCCCTTGCTTAATTCTTTGGTTTGGTTTTGTAATGTGTGTGTACGTATATAATTTATCTGCAACGATTATCTTAGAATGGAATTACATCCTGTTCCTCTTCTTGTGCTGATACATATTGCGGATTTTCAAAGTTAGTAATCGCATGTGTTCCCTCTATTGTTCCCCAGCTGTTACCACCTTGTGCTTGTGCCAACTCCGCAATTTGGATACCCGATAGATATAAGCTGATACCGTAACCCATCGCTCCAGCATATGGATTAATCGTTGTAACCAATCGAATCGTTGAACCGCTCCAAATAGTAGTCTTAGGGTCTAAGATATTTTGTAAACCGTCACGAAGCATGACTACACGCTCTTTTTGAGATTGCGTTTTTGCGTCATAGAATGTTGGCTTAGTCTTAGCTTTCAACATCCATTTACCTTCTTTGTTTTTGAATAACGGCATTTTCGGTGTAGATACATCTTTACCGTTGTTGCTCAATACCTCATACTCACGTGATTCAGTCCATGCTTTGGTAAACTTAGCTTTTACTTCTTTAGCTTGTTCTTCCGTGATTTCAATTGTCGCGGAATATCCGTTTGGAGTTTTGCGTCCAGTGAATTGGTCTGTCAGAATATCTTCACGTCCATTAATGTAGATGTACTTAGCTGTTCCCAACGGTGTGATGTATTGCTCACGTTTAGTCTTTTGATTGTTATTCATTTGTGTTTCTCCTATTGTTCGTATTCTTCTAGTGTATCTAATGATTTTCTAACTGCCTTCGTTATTGTTTCTATGACAATATCATGCAATGCCACTTCATCAATTTGTGGATAGCGCTCTTTTATATCGTCTATAAAGTTGCCATCTTGTAATACTTCTTCTACAATTTGATAAGTGAAGAACTCTTTTAACATTTCCATATTTTACTCTCCTTTCTTTTCTTAAAAACAACTATTTGATGTAACCATCATAAACTATGCTCAACATTATATCAACTATTTTAAAGCTATTTTTATCTTTAATTTTTACTTTTATGAATAACATTCTATCTAAATCCTTTCTATTATTCCCAAAAAGTGATATAATATAGATACAGAAAGGAGTTTAAAATGGATAATTTTATACACACTCATCTACATACTGAGTTTTCCAACTATGGAATGAATGACGCAATCAGTAGCATAGATGATGTAATCAATAGAGTACACTCTCTAGGGCAAAAGGGTTTTGCTATTACAGACCATAACGGGTGCTCTGGTCTCATAGAGGGTTATGTCAAAGTACAAAAATTTAACAAGAAATACAATACTGATTTAAAGCTATTAATGGGGTCAGAATTGTATTATACGTACGATGTATCAATTAAGGATAAGTCGTACTTTCATATTCTGTTCATCGCTAAGGATAATGACGGCTTAGAAAATCTATATAAACTAACATCCGAAGCACATGAACATTACTACTACAAAAGCCGTTGTGACTTAGACATGATTCGCAAGTATTCTAAAGGACTTATCTGTACATCTGCATGCATGGGTGGATGGCTGAGGTCTCCCGATAAAGAGAATCTACTGTTAGAGTTCAAAGAGATATTCGGAGATGATTTATACATAGAGATTCACACCTACCAGCATGAAGAACAATATGCATTCAACAAAGAGATTATTGAACTTGCGAACAAACATAATGTTAAGCTAGTCGCATGTTGTGACGCGCATTACACAACGCAAGATAAATATCAACTGCATAAGTACTTTAGAGGTATCAAAGAGTCAGACGAAGATAATTACTATCAGTCTAATGACTTTTATATTCAATCAGAAGATGAAGTAAGACATCGTTTATCTTATCTTGATAGTACTGTTGTTGATAATGCAATCGCCAATACAATGGAGATATTCGATAAATGTAATACCTCGATTGAGTTCAATCAACATCTATACCCTAAGTTTACCGATGGACAAAATACTAAAGAGGTATTCCTAAGTGAGTTACGCAAGGGCTACAAAGACAAAGGAATACATCTCTTGCCTAAAGAACAAAAGGAAATAGTAGACAAACGACTACTACATGAGATTGATGTCCTTGAGAAAGTAGACTACATGGACTATCTGCTGATTACTAAAGATATACTCGATAATTGTCGCAAAAGAGGTATTCCAGTAGGTCACGGCAGGGGGTCTGTAGGTGGATGTCAATGTGCATATCTCCTTGGAATAACAACGTTGGATGCAATCACAAACGGATTACACTTTGAACGATTTGCTAACCCTAAACGTATCTCTCCAGCTGATGTAGATAACGATGTAAGCCAACGCATGCGTGGTGACGTTATAGACTATATCAAAGAGAAATACGGCTATGTATATCAATGTCGCACGTTCAATTATCTCAAGTCTAGGGGTGCGTTGCACCGTGCTGGTAAGGCTTTAGGATTTGAAGATTCAATCGTCAAGAAATGGTCTAAGAAGTTAGACAAATTCAAGGTAGATGATGAAGATGAAGATTATACAAATAAAGAACTAGAGTTGATGATGTTAGATTCACTACATGGTGATATTCCCGATAACGTAATTGACCTTGCAAAACAGTTTGTTGGAATTATGTCTGGGTTCGGTAAGCATGCTTCATGTGTTATCATCTCCAATCAAGATATACGCAAGTTTTGTTCGCTTGAAAGACAAAAAGATTCAAAGACGAACAAGGATGTGCTCATTGCAAGCACTAACTTTAAGTACTTAGAACAAATAGGACTTTTAAAAGAGGATATACTTGGACTTAAAACTCTTGACGTTGTTGACGATGTTTTAAAGTCTATAGATAATCCACTAGATGTTACCACTCTACCATGGAGCGACAAAAAGACAATCAACCTGTTGCAACAAGGAGATACTCTAGGTGTATTCCAACTGAATAAAGACGGTATGATTCGTACATTGAAACGTGTTAGACCGACTAGCCTCGTTGACTTAATTACAATCGTTGCGCTCTACCGCCCTGCTTGTATCATTACTGGTATCCTTGACGAATACATCGAACGTAGGAATGGTAAACAATTTGAGTACCTAGACCCACGATTGAAAGACGTATTAAGCCGTACGTATGGTCTTATGGTCTATCAAGAGGATGTGATGTCTGTAGTACGTGTCATTGGCGGTTATGACATGGCAGAAGCTGATACAGTTCGCCGTGCTGTAGGTAAAAAAGATATGGAACTGATGGAATCTATCACTAAAGATTTTGTAAGCCGTGCTGTAGAGAATGGTACAGATGAATCTGTAGCTAAACAAATCTTAGATGATATTGTCGCCAGTGCTACCTACTCATTTAACCTTGCACATAGTCAATCGTACGCATACCTTAGCTATATTACAGCTTACCTAAAGGCTCATCATCCCCTTGAGTTTTATGTCGCCAGCATTAACTCCGAACATGGCACGCAAGAAAAAATCATACCGTTTATCCAAGAGATACAAAACAAAGGTGTAGAGATTCTACCGCCCGACCTTAGATACTCTAGCGAAGAATGGACTGTTGAAAACGGTAAGATTCGCATGGGGCTTAACTACGTCAAGGGTATAGGCTCGATTAATAAACCGCTAGAATATACGGTAGATTGTATCTATCGTACATACAATAGACGTATCCTACAGTCTTTAGTAAAGTCTGGTGCTTTAGATTTTCTTAATAATAGGGAACATCTGTTCTATATTATAGATAGTTACAAAGAAAACGTCAACAACGAAGTTAAGTGTCATGAAAGAATTAATCACTTTACGAATATTGTTGCCGACTTAAAAACTATTGAACCAGTGAACGATAAAGAGAAACAGTCGATTGCTAAAAAGATTGTATCTGCTGAAAAGAAAATCAATGAGTGGACTCTAAAGCTGCACAATGAAATGGAATCTGCAGATAAAAAAGAACCGTTTAATAAACGTGACTTTGAACTAGAAGTACTTGGAATCACGTTGGATAATCCGCTGTCCATTTACGATACGTCATTAGTCAACGGTAAAAATGTTCTAGCTGTTATTGTCCACAAGTTCGATATTCGCAAGGATAGAAACGGTAATGATATGGCTTTCGTTGTTGCTCATAATGGTGCTAAATACGTTATGTTTTCGTCATCGTTTACACCGCTAGAAGTCAACAAAGGATACTATATAGCCGTCAACGATAGCAACATCATACAGAAAACTAAACCATTAGAATTAAAAACAGTAGGCAATTAA